GAAGGCCGGGTCGCGCGCGGTCAGGTTATCCATCACCTCACGTTCCCGGGGGAAGATCGTGCCGAGGACCCCGGTGAGCGCCCTGGTGGCCGCGAGGATGCCCTCGTCGGAGGCGACCGGATAGGTCGGGGCGGCCGTGCCACCGAGGCGCTTGGGAAGCGCCGAGATGCCCCTGGGACGGAACCAGCACTCGGTGCCGTCCTCGCGGTAGCGTCTCTCGACCCTACCCTCGCGAAGGAGCTTCAGCGCATGGTTCCGCAGCTTCTGGCAGGCCAGCCGATGGGTCTCCCTCGGCCACGGTTCGCCGCGAAGGCGGTATATCATCTCGGCCAGCTCGTCGTGAGTCGACCCCGAGTTGAAGTAGATGGCGCGCTCGACGTAGGTGATCGACCGGCGGACCATCGACCATCGGCGGTAGCGCTCGGGGTGATCCTCATCGAATGTTTCGACTGGTTCGTTGATGTCTCCGACGATTCGGCTGACGATCGAGAACCCCAGTTCAGCGAGAGTGGGTCGGATGCTTTCCAACATGGCGTGAAATTCTTCGTCGCCTGGGATAAACTTTGTGTTACCGACGATGGAGTAGCAGGCCGGTTCGCGGAACTGCTTGGAGAGAAAAAGGTCGTTTTTTGGGTCGTCCTCGTTATAAACGACCTTGGGATCGGGACCGGGACGGCCAGAGATACGGCCCATTTATTAACTCCTTGTTCCGAATATTGGTCCGTATAGTAAATGGACCAGGGGGTTTGATGGATATCCAGGGGGTTTTTGCGTTGTTCGTTCGGTTATCGTGGTTTCCTTTATGCATGACGCGCGGAACTCATCTTTAATTTTATACGCGGTAATTATCGAATTGTCCCATACATAACTTGCGATGAGTTTCCTGCATGACGCAATGCAGCGCGCGTGCACACGTGGAGGCTGTGTGACTGTGGACAGCAGCGGGACGGTCGGGGTAAAACAGTGAACGATCCGTCGAGGTCCTCCCCCTGGCTCCCCCTGCCAACCCGCGCTGGTTCTGCGTGAACACGCATCCGATGCGAGAGCGTGTTGCCCAGGAGAACGTCGAAAACCAGGGGTTCGAGGCATATCTTCCCTTGATCGAGGTGATGAGCGCGCGGCGGACGCTGCGGCTCGTTCCGATGTTCCCCTGTTACATGTTTGTGAGGTTCGATCCGGCCGTTGACCGGTGGCGCGCGATCGCGTCGTCACGCGGGGTGAAGCGCGTGTTCGGGTCCACGCCCGAGACGCCCACGGCCGTGCCTGAGTGGGTCATGACGGGGGTGCGTGAGGCGGAACGGGGGAACGGACGGCCGGACGTGGACGGGCGTCATGGCGTGCCTCTTGGGGCCGCGATCCGGGTCGGTGAACTGACCGGTGTTTGTGAATGGTCAACCGAAAAACGAGTCGGTATGCTGCTCACTCTTATGGGACGTGAGTGCCGGACAACGGTGGACCGTGATGAGGTGGAGATGGTGACATGATGAGGTGGGCCGCCCTTCCACTGATGCTGTTGATCGGCGGTGGGGCGTTGGCAGCGGCGGTTCAGTATCCACCACCGCCGGGTGTCACCGCGTCCACGCCGGTGGTGCTGGTCGATCCAACCTCCCTGCTGCCGTATGGTGGGGACGGGCGAATTCTCACGCCAGCGGACCCGGACATCGCGACTGTGACGACCGGCGGCACGGCTGTCAATGCGTTCGCCGCTGGGCATGTGGTGAAGGGTGGACTTCTTACCAACCCGAGCGGTGCGTCGCAGCCGCTGTGCGTTCGGTTGACCGGCGCTGCCGGGACCGCGACATCGGCCGGCACCATCTGCGTTGCAGCGGGGGCCAGTTACACCATCCCACCGATGAGTGGCGCGGTGTCGGTGAACGCGACCGACAGCTCCCACGTGTTCGGTGGCGTCGGGTATCAGTGAGCTGAACGATGGCAACACCGCGCAAGGAGAAGCGGGTCGAGCGCGAGGTCGACACCCGAACCCATTATGAAGATGGGACCCCGGTTCGCCGGAACAAAAACGGGGCCGTGCTGAAGCAGTATGGGAAGTCAAACCGTGGCTGGGCGAGTGGTCGGCCGCCGATCGAGTTCAACGAAGAGTACCATTGCGCACTCGCCCATGACCTCGCGCTGCTGAATGTTACCAACGAAGTGATCGCCCGTGCGTTCGGAATTGGGGGCGGAACGCTGAGCGGTTGGTTACACAAGTATCCCAAATTATTTGAAGCGATTTTGTCTGGGAAGGATGCCGCTGACGCAAAAGTCGCACGGGCAATGCACGAACGCGCCGTGGGATATGCCCATAACTCGGTGAAATTGTTCTATGATTCGAAGAACGGTAAGGTCATCGAGCACGAATATGTCGAACGTTATCCACCCGAAACGGCGGCGGGTGTGTTCATCTTGACGAACCGGCAGCGTAAACAGTGGAAGAATCGACAGGAGAACGAGCTGACCGGACCGGACGGTTCCCCCCTGGCTGCCCCTCAGATCAACATCACGTTTGACCTATCCGGCGGTGCGGCTGCACCTCAGATTGAGGGCCAACTGCAGCGCTTAACAGACGACGGGGAATGATCAAATGGTAACGGTAGTAACGATCCAGACCCAGCAGAATCCGGTCACCGTGGTGGTCGCAGACGCTGCTGGCACTGCCGTGACGCACCCACCAACGATGGAGACAATATCACCAGATACCGCGCGCACCGTCTATCTGTACGGAAGCAAGCGACTGGTGATGACCGAGACGGAGCAGAACGCTCCGGCGACGGACCCGGCCGCACCGGGTGAAGGATGAACTGGAGAACGAAGATGGTGAAAACTCAGCGGAAACCCGCCGCGAAACCTGATGTTGGTGTAAAAGCCTCCGTACTTCGCAATGAAGTATACGTGGCGCAAGTGGTTCAGCACGACTCAACCAAGGTTCCCGGGGTCAACAACTCACTGCTGCGATCCGTCGTCATGGCGGAAAACATGATCGACCGGCTTCAGAAGCTGATCGATGGGATCGACGGCGCATACCCAGCGTTCAGCGAACCGAACAGCGGCATGGCGCCGCGCGGCGAGCGCGAGGAGATGAAAACGACCGCAAACCGGATCGAGGACTACCTCGAGCGGATGCTGGGGCACATCTCCACGGTCGAGCTCAGCCTCGGGCTGTAATCCCACTGAATGCTCGACACGCCGCTCATCCCGATCGAACGGGGAAGAAGGAAGCCGGGGAAGCCTCTCAACCAGCTAACGGTTGAGAAGGCTCTCCGCGCGGCGGACAAGATCGCGATGATGAGAGAGGAGGCCGCCCGGCCGACTCAAACGATCTCATTCGCGCCGTTCTTTCGTCAGCATCTTCCGAGGGTGCTCGATCCACGGTCCGACATCCCATACGTGGTGCTGTATGGCGGACGCGGCGGAATGAAGAGCTGGACGGCGGCGCAGGCCCTCATCATCAAGGCATACACGCGGAAGCGCCTCGTGCTGTGCGCCCGCGAGTTTCAAACGTCCATCAAGGATTCGGTCCACAGCGTCCTGAAAAACCAGATCAGCGACATGGGGCTCGGCCCATGGTTCGACATTCAGAAGACCGAGATCCGATCGACCACGACGGGCAGCCTGTTCATCTTCAAGGGGTTGCATCACAATGTTTCGGAGATCAAGTCGATCGAGGGTATCGATGACTGCTGGGTCGAGGAGGCCGAGGCGGTCAGTGAGGATAGCTGGGAGACGCTCCTTCCGACCCTGTTCCGCCGGCAGGGAGGGCAGCTGTGGATCACCTTCAACCCAAAGACCCCGGATGCCCCGACCTACAAGAAGTGGGTCGTAGCGCCGCCCCCAGAGGCACTGGTGCTGAAGACCAGCTATCGGGACAATCCGCGCTTTCCCGAGGGGCTGGAACGGCAGCGCGCGCACATGGAGCGGACCGACCCGGACGCTTACATGAACATCTGGGAGGGATACCCTCGCAGCATCAGTGAAGCGACGATCTTCCGCAACCGGTTCTCGGTCCGGGCGTTCGATCAGCCGGAGAAGGTTGAACGGTTCTTCTTTGGCGCTGACTTCGGCTTCGCGAACGATCCGTCAACGTTGATCCGATCATACATCGTCGGCAACACCCTCTACATCGACCGTGAGGCATATGGTGTTGGGGTTGAGCTGGACGACATGCCAGCCTTTTACCGGGGCGGACGGTCCGCGAAGACGGGCGAGATGTACGAGGGTATCCCAGATGTCGACGGGTGGCCCATCTATGCTGACTCGGCGCGACCGGAAACTATCAGCTATCTTCGGCGCCAGGGGTTCAACATCAAGGCGGCGGATAAGTGGCAGGGCTGCGTTGAGGACGGGATCGCGCACCTGAAGGGGTTCGATGAGATCGTCATTCACCCGCGCTGCCCGAGGATGGCGGACGAGGCACGTTTATACAGCTACAAGGTCGACAAGCAGACCAACGACGTGCTGCCGGTGGTCGAGGATCTTCACAACCATTGTTGGGACGCAGTTAGATATGGCTTAACCGGCCACATTGGGCGTAGTGGTGCAATCGGAACTTGGCGCAGATTGGCGGGGCGATGATGAACATCAAGGCGCGATTCTTTTGTGAGTCGGTGTCGAACACCGGGCAGCTCCAGCCCAGTGACGGAACGATGAAGAATGGTAACATCGTCAGCCAGCGGGTCGTGCTTCAGGCGGTGTACTCGATCGGCATCGATGATCCGAACAAGACGTTCTCGGCATTCACGCCATCGGCGCGGGTCGAGATCATGATTACCAATCCCGAGGCCTGGCAGGCATTCAAGCCGGGGCATCTCTACGATGCGATGTTCTCTCCGGTCAGCGAGGAAAAGCCACATGAGCCCGGACGAGCTCAACCGGAAGGTCGTTGAGAAGCTCCAGGAGATCATTCAGTTCTGTCCACCGGACGTGGCGGTTACTCTCATCATCCGGCAGCCACCGAACGAGGAGATCGGCCTGGTGTATAGCAACGACACCGCTGAGGGCGCTCACCTGGCGATCTCGATGCGGCTTCAGCGGCCAGCGTCGATGATGATCAACTGAGACGTTGCTTTAACGGAGCGTAACAAATGATTAAGGCAGACGGCCACCTCAACGGAACGTTCGGCCCGTTCATGGTCGCGTGTCACATCGAGGTGGTGAATGGTGTCGGGGTCGTGGTTCCCGTTAAAGAGTATCACTACCACCTTCGGGGTGGGAACGTGGGAAGTGTGATGCTCGAACGTCTGCCATCACTGGTGAACAACTCACTGGACGGGGCAGAACTGACATTCTGCAACCACCGGTAAGATGGCAAACCGTCACAAGAATCGCGGTTACACGCCGCCCCGGTCACAGCAGCGACCGGCGACGCCTCCCCCTGGCCCATCGACCTCGAAGAAGTCGTTCACGGCTGACTCGTTTCTGAACGTCGCGGCTGATCTGGGGATCGGCGCGAATAACCTGATGAGCCAGTCCGCGTATGGGTTCAACCCCATCACGCGCAACCGCGTTCAGCTCGACTACATGTATCGCGGGTCGTGGATTGTGAAGCAGGTGGTGGACGCGATCCCTGATGACATGACGCGCGCTGGGATCAGCTACAACACCGACCTGCCGCCGGACGACACCGACGCGCTTACAAAGTATCTTCAGCAGCTGCAGGTATGGCAGCGTCTGAATGCGACGCTAAAATGGTCGCGTTTATACGGCGGCGCCATCGCGGTCATGATGATCGACGGGCAGCGACCCGATACCCCGCTGAACATCTCGACGATCGGCCGGGGTTCGTTCAAGGGACTGCTGGTGTTGGATCGCTGGATGCTTCAGCCGTTCTCGGATGAAGTGGTAATCGATCTCGGCGCGGAGTTTGGAGACTGGAAGTATTACACGGTGGTCGCGGACGCGCGCGGGCTGCCGAACATGAAGATCCATCACAGCCGGGTCATTCGCTTCGAGGGGGTGCAGCTGCCTTATTGGCAGAAGATGACCGAAAACGGCTGGGGTCTGAGCGTGGTGGAACCGCTCTTTGATCGGTTGCTGGCGTTCGACTCGGCAACGACGGGCGCCGCTCAGCTCGTCTACAAGGCGCATCTGCGGGTGTATGGTGTTGACGGCTATCGCGACATCGTTGCGGCGGGTGGGCCGGTCTATCAGGCCTTCGTGCAGAGCATGAACCTGATGCGCCAGTATCAGTCCAACGAGGGTATCACGATCATCGACAAGGAGGACTCGTTTCAGTTCAACGCGTATGCGTTTGCTGGATTGTCCGATATGCTCATTCAGTTCGGCCAGCAGCTCGCGGGCGCGGCACAGACGCCCCTCACGCGATTGTTCGGTCAGTCACCAGCCGGTCTCAACTCGACCGGTGAGGGTGACATGCGAAACTACTATGACTCGGTGAACGCCACCCAGGAGTCGCGGCTGCGCGGTCCGCTGAACCTCGTGCTGAATATCGCGTATCGATCGCGCTTCGGCAAACCGCTGCCGGATGGGTTCGATTACTCATTCAATCCGCTGTGGCAACTAAAGGATGATGAGAAGGCCAACATCGCTCAGACCGTGACCGGCGCGGTGACACAGGCGCTGGAGGCGGGGGTGATCACCCCGGCCACCGCCCTGAAGGAACTTCGGCAGTCCTCGCGGACCACCGGCATCTACACCAACATCACCGACGAGGACATCGAGGAAGCGGAGAATGCGCCACCTGATGTCAATGAGATGATGCCAGGGGGAATGCCGAACAACGAGGGCAGCGGTCCGCCGGGTCCTGGTGACGACGTGCTGACTCATCAAGGACCGAAGACCGATCTCCTCGACACCTCCGCTCACGACAACGCGGCCTACATCCGTGATGACAGCATTCTACCGTTTCATGAGTTTGAGGGCAACATCCACGTGGTTGTGGAGACGAAGAAGGGCGAGCAGCGGACGGGGCATGGCTGGGCGGTTCAGATGCCGGCCGACTACGGGTACATCCGTGGCACCCGGTCTCAGGAGGGCGCTCAGGAGCAGATGGACGCTTTCGTGGGACCGAACCCGGCGAGCAAGCGGGTGTTCGTCATCTACCAGAAGGATCTCACCACCGGCGAGTTCGACGAGCATAAGGTGATGCTCGGGTATGACACTGAGGCTGATGCGATCCGCGACTATGATGCGGCGTTCGCGGACGGACGCGGGCTGGAGCGTCGGATGGAGGTTCGCGGGCTAAGCCTCGCGGCGCTGAAGGTATGGCTGCTGTCGTGGGCATATGGGCAGACGAAGCCCGGGTTGAGGGTCGCGCGGTGAGCGTCAGCAGCTTCCTGCGACCGTTCCGGTGGTATTCGATTTGTTCGGCCCATCAATTTCGCCAAACTGACTGCGCGTGTTGTCAAAATGGGCGATGGGTAAACGTTTGGGCATCAGGCATCAGTCGCGTCGTCAATCAACTTTGTGAAATGTGGACACGATGAACATGATGAGCATGCCGGTCCTTCACGATACAAAGGTTGGACACGTCACGTTTCAGGCTGGGGCAAAGTTCGGTGACATCGTGTCAGTCATCAAGAAGGCGGGGTGGCCTCTCGATCGGACGCTGGAGCAGGATGTGAGCGTTGGGTTCATCACGTTTCATGCCGGCTGCAAGCTGCGGACGCTGGTGAACATCGCATCGGACGATAAGCCGTGGCTGGACATTCGGTTTCCACCGCCGCCGGGTCATCGGTTGCACACGCCAATCGCAGCTGATTTAGCTGCATCGAGAATATTGGAATGAAGAACAATGGATGAGTATGAGATCCGCAAGAGCGCGTTAATGATGGCTCAGTTGGACTGGCACAGCAACATGATAACGCGCGGCGAGGTCATGGATATGGCGCAGGCATACGCGGCGTTCATGGCGATGGGTACAACGAAGCCAACGCCAAAGTTTCCGCCGCGTCCGCCAATTCGTGAGTAAAACGTCACGAACTGAAAAATGCTCTGGCGTTTCGTTGAGGAACCTGATTATCATCCACACTCAATCAGTTTCGTGTAACATCAGTTGCACGGGACTGCGGTAGCTCAGGATGATCACGACTGACCGTAAGTCGGAAACACCGAAGCAGCGCGCGGCGTTCGAGAGCGTTCGGAACGCGGAACGCGGGTATGCTCGGCAGTTACGGCAGATCGCACGGCATGTCGGGCAGATCATCAAGTCCTTCAGCCACGGTGGCGTGGTCAACACGGAGGAAGTCTATCGTTACCTGACGCGGTATGCTGAGCTCATTCGTCCTTGGGCTCATTCCGCTGGTAAGCGGATGATCGCGGAGGTGAACCGGCGGGATGACAGGGCGTGGGCGACCTACGCCAGGACGATGGGGATCGAGACCAGGAAGATCCTCGAGGGGCCGATCGGAAACGACCTGCGGGGGTTTCTCGACACCCAGGTGGACCTCATAACCTCGCTCCCACGCGAGGCCGCTCAACGGGTTCACGACATCACCGTCGGCAATCTATATGAGAACCTGAGGGGCAAGGCGCTTTTTCAGGAGATCATGCGAACCGGCGAGGTAACTGAGAGTCGCGCTACGTTGATCGCGCGAACCGAGACCGCCCGGACCGCCACCGCGATGACGATGGTTCGGGCATCACGGATCGGTTCGACACAATACGTTTGGCGGACCTCCAAGGATCGGCGGGTGAGAGAGTCTCACCGGAAGATGGAGGGGCGGGTGTGCGACTGGGCGAATCCGCCCGAGGTTGAACCCGGTATGCACTACCACGCTGGGATGGTTTGGAACTGCCGGTGCTTTCCGGAACCGATCATTCCGCAGGACCTTGATTGATGGAGATCATCTAATGAAGTTTCGCCTCGCCCTCCTCGGAACGATCGGCCTGCTGGCCGCCGCCCCGGCCTTCGCCCAGCCCAAGCCGAACTCGATCGTTGGGACCGTTCCCACGAAGGTTGCGACGTATAGCACCGCCTTCGTCGCGCTGGCACCGGCGGCCTCGGCAACCGACTTTCTGACCCTGACGGGATCGTCCACGATGGTGGTTCGCGTCAAGCAGGTCGAATGCTTCGCGATCGGCACGGCCAACGCATCAGCAACGGTCAACGCAGTCGTGCGCAGCACGGCGGACTCCGGCGGCACGGCCGTCACCCCATCGTCCTCGGCCGGTGGCCAGGCGGTTCCGCACGACTCGGCCGACAACGCCGCGTCCGCGACGGTCGCGGCCTACACCGCGAACCCAACGACCGGCACCCTCGTCGGCATCGTTCGGTCCGGCAAGCTGACGAACACCACGGCAGCATCGTCCACCATCGAATCGACCCCGCCGCTTCAGTGGATCTTCGGCCAGAACTTCCAGAAGGAAGTGGTTCTCCGTGGAACCGGACAGGTCTTCGCGCTCAACGGTGCCGGTGCATCGTTCACCGCCGGCGCAGCGCTAAACTGCTCCATCGAGTGGACGGAAACCCCGAACTAACCGATGGCTCAGCACGAGGGGGTCGCTCAGTTCTACACGACGGAATCTCTCGGGGAGACGCGCTCGCTGACCCCCGAGGGCTTCCTGCTCTGCCAGAACGTCCCCCTGGCCCGGACCGGCACTCTCCTCTACCTGCCTGAGGAGCTCATCGACAGTTCGGGCGAGCCGATTCTGGAACCGGGGCCGGATGGGATCGTCGCCATCCAGCGCACCCCTGAAGAGGTCTTTTCGCCAACGGCCATCTCATCGTTTGCGGGTAAGCCCGTCACGGTGGAGCACCCCGAGGAGGTCGTTGACCCGAAGAACTGGAAGACTCATTCCGTGGGGGTCGTGCTCAACCCACGACGCGGGGATGGTCGCCGGTTTGACGATCAGTATCTCTACGGAGACCTGCTGATCCAAGACGCCGAGACGATCGCGGACGTGCTGAAGAACAAGAAGAAAGAAGTATCGGCTGGCTACGACGCCAGTTACAAGCAGCTTGGACCGGGCCGTGGTGCTCAGTTCAACATCATCGGAAACCACGTGGCGCTGGTCGACAGAGGTCGGTGTGGGCCACGGTGCGCAATTGGAGACCACGCAATGCCAGCAGCAGTCCGTCGCCTCGCGAAGACCTCCTTCCGCGACCAGTTGAAGAGCCGCATTCTTGCGCGGGTTCGCGCGGGTGACGAGGATGGTCTGGTCGAGGAACTGGATCGCATTCCCGAGATGATGGGAAAGGTCCTATCTGGTGACGACGCGATGTTCAACCCCGAGCAGACCAACGGCTGGGGTGAGGGCGGTGGCGAGGCGGGCGCACCGAGCCCAGTGACGGTTCACGTCCATAACAACGGGACCCCGGCCGCGCCGGAGCGTCCGGCAGTCATGCCGGTTCCTGGCACCCCGCCGGCAAAGGATGCCGTCGATCCGGCGGCAGCCGCCGTCGAGACAGCCGTTCCGGGCGCTGGTCCGGCACCGACCCCCGCTGCCGTCGATCCGGTGGCGCTGATCCTTCAGCGGCTCGACACGCTGGAGCAGGCCGTCGCGGCGCTGGCCGCCGGTGGCGACGAGCCGGACGGTGATGAGGACGAGGATGGCGACGGCATCCCGGACGATGAAGATCCGGATGACGACGCGGCCACCGGTGATGCGGCGGCACCCGATGAGACCGAGGAAGATCGGAAGGATCGGGCGAAGAACTTCAACGACAAGAAGGGTCGCACCGGCGACGCGAAGCGCGCGCGGGTCGGTGACTCAACATCCCTTCAGTCGGCCTTCATGGAGATGGTCCGTCTCGGCGCGATCCTCGACCCCGACACCAAGACCCAGCCGACCTTCGATGCGGCCATCGGCGCGCGGATCACGGTCGAGCGGATGTGCAAGTTCCGGCGCGCGAAGCTGGAAAAGGCATACACCGGTGACGCGAAGCCGATCATCGATGGTCTGCTGGCCGGGTCGAAGCCTGACTTCAAGCAGATGACCTGCGACACGGCCACCGCGTTGTTCAACGGCGCCGCAACGATCCTGGGCTCCCAGAACAACGGACGCATCGGCAACTCGCGTCCGGCCTCCACGCGCACCTTCCACAGCTCAGCACCGACCCCGGCTGAGATCAACGCGAAGAACCGTGAGAAGTTCGGTTACGCGGCGCGCGGCTGATCTCAACCACCACCGAAGAGAAGGAACGCTATCGACATGGTCGCTTTCACATACCGTATGCCGGCTGGCATTCCCGGTGATGTCAACCGCTCCGCCGTGGGCATGACGATCGAGGCACAGAACGTCACCCCGTTCGGCACCACCGGTGCTCCGGCGGCGTTCGGTGTTCCGATGGTCATCGACGGCACGAGCTTCAACATGCGCGTCCTCACCTCGGGCGATACCTCGGTCTACGGTCTGTTGGTTCGTGAGTTCCCGCAGGGCGGCAGCCAGGATGGTCTCGGAACCAGCACGCCCCCGGCGAGCGGTCCCGTCAGCATCCTGAAGCGCGGCTACATGACGGTGCTGCTGAGCGGCACCCAGGCAGCGACGAAGGGTGGCCCGGTCTACGTCTGGACGGCGGCGCCCTCCGGTGCTCACATCACCGGTGGCTGGGAAGCGGCGAACCCGAGCGGAAGCGGGTTCGCGGTCACCGGCGCCTACTTCATGGGACCGGCTGACGCCAACGGCAACGTTGAGATCGCCTTCAACATCTGACCTGGTGCGGTCCTCGCGGGCCGCATCACCTCGTTTCTTCCAACGCAGGAGCTTCGGCGCCACATGTTCATCCCCAAGAAGGTCGGTCTTCAGGCGTCCAGCGCCCTGTCAACACCGATGATCCGCCGCGCCTACACCCGTGACGCGATGACCTACGATCAGTACACCGTCGACTCCACCGGCGCGTTCCTGATCGGCGAGCTCGAGCGGCTGGACCAGAAGCTGCACGACCCGCTGGTCAGCGTTACCTGGCCGCGCGACATCGACCTGCGCGAGGACGTGACGATCGCGGACGAGGTGTCCTCGTTCACCAACTCGACCTTCGCATCGGCGGGCGGCATCACGCCCACCGGCAAAGCGTGGATCAGCAAGGACGCGAACGCCATCACCGGCGTCGCGCTGGACATCGGCAAGACCACCCACCCGCTGTACCTCTGGGGTATGGAGGTGAAGTACACCCTGCCGGAGCTGGAGTCGGCCCAGAAGATCGGCCGGCCCATCGACGTTCAGAAGTACGACGCGATGAAGCTGAAGCACCAGATGGACATCGACGAGATGGTGTACATCGGTGACACGACCTACGGGCAGACCGGTCTGTTCAACCTCTCGGGCGTCACCCCGACCAACGTGGTTGCGGGCGGCACGGGCGGCACGACCTGGACCACGAAGACCCCGGATGAGATCCTGCTGGACGTGAACAACCTGCTGACCGCGACCTGGGCCGCGACCGGCTGGACCATCATGCCGGCCGAGCTTCGGCTGCCGCCGACTCAGTTCAGCTACCTGGTCAGCCAGAAGGTGTCGAACGCAGGTAACATCTCGATCCTCGAGTTCCTGCGCAACAACTCGATGTCGAATGCCGCGAACGGTCGGCCGCTGAACATCCAGCCGGTGAAGTGGCTGGTCGGGCGCGGCGCGGGCGGCAAGGATCGCATGGTCGCCTACACCCGCGATCCGGACCGCGTTCGCTACCCCCTGGTCCCGCTGCAGCGCACGCCGCTGGAGTATCGGTCTCTCTATCAAATTACCACCTATTTCGGTAGGCTGGGTTGTATCGAGTCGCCTTATCCGGAAACCATCGGCTACGCGGACGGCATCTAACCCTTCTTGGGGTTAGTTCGCCCACGCCACCAGCCATCCGGGACGGAAAGCTCCTTATCGATCCGTCGATTGAGCTTTCCGTCGGTGATCCAAACCAGCCGGGATGTTGCAGCACTGTGCTTGGCTCTTATCTCCGGACGAGCGCGCGCTTCACTGATCTTCGTCCCGTGTCGAGCGCGTCTCTCCGCACTGGTCCAGCCAGCGACCCGGCGATCATGCTCACGCTTCCGGAACTCTTCATTAGACCACACCCGGACGCTGTGTGCTTTCATCTTTGATCGGTAAGTCTCAGTCAGAAATGGCGACGAATCACGCCCAGTGCGCCACCCTTCAGGGACGGGATCGATCATCGGAATCCGCCGTGATGAGACACCATCGGTGATCCATTTTAACTGTTTCATTAGTTTACTATAAGATTCTCTCATTTCCGGTCTCCTGCGCTGTTCTGCAGTTGCTTTATCTCGACGTTCTTTGATAATCGGATCATTGAATGAAGTTATGAATTTTGCCCGGATAGTTGGGTCTTTCCAGGCTCTTAATAGTCCTTTTTGAACCATTTTTCCATGCAATGGTCCGTATGGTCCAACTCCACCACTGGCCTCAACCGTGTTGTACCCATGCCGAATGGCATCAAAGGTCCGAATAAGCTGAGCTTCGATCTCCTCCAATCCGGCCGTCCGGCCGTCGAGGGTGTAGTAGATCGGTTCGGCACGAAACGCCTCGATGCCATATTTTCGGAGCGCGGCCGGAAGACGGCCCTTCACACCGATCTTCGCGTGCGAACGCAGCCGAAAGCTAACGTCTTGGCTGATGCCAACGTAGACCTTTCCGTTCACCGTGTTGGTGATGAGGTAAACCCCCGCTCGTTTGAGTGGGACGTTCCCGGGATCGATGTTATAACCATGCCAGTTCACGGTGTTGATATCTCCAAATCTTATACATCAATACCGCACAATCTCGTAGGAGACCACATCGCATGCCGATGATGAACATCACCGCCCCGTTCGTGCTAACGCGCGCGGACGGGACGAAGGCGACCTACCTGGCCGGTCGACAGGAGATCGATCAGGAGGACGCTGACCACTGGTATGTCCAGGCTCACTCGGACAATCAGCCTGGTGACGCGCCGGTGCCGCCGCCGGAGCGCGGCGACCCGACCGAGATCACCATCGTGAAGGCGTTCAAGCTGACGCGTGATGATGGCACCATGGTCACATACCCGGTCGGCACCTACGAGATGCCGGCTCAGGACGCAGCCCACTGGTTCACCCGTCTTCACTCCGACGATCCGCCGCCAGTCGAATATCCGGTCGGAACGCCGGAGTATGCGGCGGAACAGCAGCGGATCGCGGCGCGGAAGCGGCTGATGGAGCAGGCGATCGAGCAGGAAGCGCACGACGCTGGTGTCCGGGCGCGTGAGCTGGGAAAGAAGCGTGGGCGCGCGGGGAAGGAAGAAGAAACCCCCGATCCCACGCCCAACGATCCGGCCTGATGCTTCGTGGGCGACTTCACGCGGTGCGTGACGTTCACGCTGCTGCCAGAAAATGACGGGCAGTCGCTTCACGTCACGCCGAACGATGCTGGTGGAGCAACGGCCTATGGGCTGACCCTGCCGACTCTTTCGGTCTACCTTAACCGAGCCGCCACGCTGGATGACCTGCGACAGGTTGACCCAGCGCTGGCGGCTTTGGTGTATCGGCGTCTCTTCTGGGATACGCTAAGCGGGGATCAGCTTCCGGCCGGCATCGACCTGATGCTGTTCGATCACGGGGTGGTCGCTGGGTGGGGCGAGGCGGCGCGGGAAGTCCAGGGGGTGGTTGGCGTTACCGTTGACGGTATCATCGGTCCTCAGACCCTCACGGCAATCCGCGCGCGACCGGTCCTCGGGCTGATCCACCGCCTGGTCATCACCCAGCGAATCCGTTACATGTCGAGACCGACCTTCACCGAGTTCGGGACCGGTTGGCTCCGACGCCTCGACCGTCGCGCAGCACTTGCCATGGGGATGACCGATGCCGCTTGAGCAGGGTAAGTCCGATGAGGCCGTCAGCCACAACATCGCCAAACTGAGAGAGGAGGGCCGTCCTGAGAAGCAGGCGGTCGCGATCGCCATGAGCGAAGCTGGCCGTTCGAAGGACGATGGTTCCGACGTGACCGGGGTGGGGGCTGAGAGCTGGAACGGTAAGCACCGGACCGGGTATGAGATCAACACCGGTGATCGCTTCCGGGCGCGTGTTCGCGACGCCCTCAAGCGCGGTCTCTCGGCCGATCGGGCGCTCGCCGCTGCCGTAACCGCCGATCGGCTCTCAACCGGCCTCAGGACGTTCAAGGACACGCTTGGGCATGGTGTTCGGGCGCGGGACGCGCTCGCGCGGGCGTTCGGGCGAGACGAGCAATCGCGCGACCCGGATGGGAAGTTCGGAAGTGGGACTCATACTGAAAAACTTCCACATCGCTTGACATCGCACACTGTGAGTGGAACCAATGGACAGCGAAAAACGGTGAAAGCAGAAAAATATGCGGTTCATCATAATGGAACCCACATCGGTCACGTTGAAACCATAACTGGTCACGCAGAATCTGGGACAAGTGGAAAAGCAAAGGGTGGTTCAAAAGAAGTCGTAAAATGGCAGGCGAACCCAATTCAAACTCCGGGAAGTGGTTATAAGCGCAGCGCGACATATAAGACAAAGGCAGGCGCAATAGAACATCTCGTCCGGAACCACGCGTAAATGACCCTCACCGTCAACGGCCCGATCACCATCGATCAGTTCCGCCGGGACTTCCCGGTCTTCGCGGACTCATCGAAATATGAGGACGAGCAGATCGCCCTCTATCTGAACGTGTTCGGACCGTCGATCAACGCTCAGCGGTGGGGTCAGTTCTACACGCTGGGAATCGAGCTCCTGGTGGCGCACAACATGGCGCTGGATGCGCTCGCCGCGCGGCAGGGCGCCGGGGGCGTGCCCGGGATCGGCAACACCGGGATCGTCGCCTCAAAGTCGGTCGGATCGGCGAGCATCTCATACGATACCAGCCTCGGGATCGACCCGCGCGCAGGTGACTACAACTTGACGATCTACGGCCGTCGTTTATACCGCATCATCAGGATGGTCGGGATGGCGCCGACTCAGGTTGGTGGCCAGAACGAGGACATGGCGGCAGGAACGGTGATCGTGACATGAATAAGCTTCGTGTATTTCGTGACAGTTTGAACAGCGGAATCCCGGCGCGGGACGCGCTCGCGCGGACGTTCGGGCGTGATGCCCAGTCCCGTGATCCGGACGGAAAGTTCGGCTCTGGTGGCGGTGGCGGATCGGCTCATGAGGCCGAGGTCGCATCCGCGACTCATCACTACAAACAGGGGGTCAGCCACGGGCTTGCGGGTAAGCCGAAAGAAAAGTCCAACCCTCATTATGAGGCTGGGCACGGATACGGGACGGCTCGGCGCAAGGAAAAGGGGCTTTAGGGGTTAGCATTGGCAACCAAGATCACCAAGGACGATCTCGACAAGGTCTTCCGATCGGTTCGCGGTCTCAGCGACATCGAGGTGATGGTGGGTGTGCCGTCGACGAAGGCTGACAGAAACGATCCCACTACCCCCGATGTCAACAACGCGGCGATCGGGTATTGGATGGAGTTCGGCGTGCCTGAGCACAACGTCCCCGCGCGACCCTTTCTGGTCCCGGGGGTGAAGAACGCTCAGGCGAACACCATCAAGAGGTTCCGGCAGGCGGCCGCTTACGCGCTCGCCGGCAAGGAAGGGGCGATGAACGCGGCGTTCGAGGCCGCCGGGATCGAGGCCGCGTCAGCCGTCCGTGATAAGATCCGTAACGGACCGTTTCACCCCCTGGCTCCGTCAACGATCGCCGCGAGGAAGAAGTCGGACACATCGCAGCTCGCGCAGCTATACGCTCATGGAGGCTCAGTATCGTCCGACATCCATGAGGCGCTGACCGGGGTGAGGCCGCTGATCGACACCGGAAAGCTGCTTCAGTCCATCACGTATGTCGTTAGAAAACGACGCAAATAAGGAAAACATCGCATGGGCCTGATCCTCCTCCTTGTCGTCATCCTGCTGCTGTTCGGCGGTGGTGGTTACTACGGTTACAGTCGTGGCACGTATGGGATCGGCGGCTTCGGCGGGATCGGGCTGGTGCTGCTGATCATCGTCATCGTGGTGGTGTTTGGATGGCGCTAATTGATGTCTCTGAGTTGATGGTCGATCCTGATTTCGCTGATGAGATTCAGATCGTTCGGTCAATTCAGAGCGTCGATGCGACCGGCATCGCTCAGCGGGCTCAGCAGACCTACGACGCGATCGGTGTGGTTCAGGCGGGAAGCGGGGATCAGCTCGAGCTCTTGCCTGAGTCTCAGCGCACCAAGAGCAACATGACTGTTTATACGCAATTTCAGCTGCAGGAGGCGACCGACACCACCGAGGCGGATGTCGTCCTTTGGCAGGGGAAGAGCTACCGCGTGATGGTCACGTCGCAGTGGACGAACTGGGGCGGCGGTTACACCCAGGCGACGTGCCAGCTCATCGATCTTCTGCTCAGCTCACCCGGTGATCCATTACAGTTCTGATGAGTGACCTCACCTTCATTCCCGCGACCACCACGACGATCGACACCCAGAGCGATCTGGATCTTGATGTGGTGCTTCAGGGGATGGTGAGCGCGATCACGGGCATCCCGGGAACCTACGTGCGCCCGCGTTGGCAGCCGATCGTTCAACCGAACCAGCCACCGGTCAACGTGGACTGGTGCGCCATCGGCGTGATCTCCGCCGAACCGGCGGACTACCCATATGAGAAGTTCGTCGCGGATCTTGACTACGAACTTCAGCGCCAGGAACGGCTGGAGATCATGGCGAGCTTCTTCGGCCCTCATGCGATGCTGAGGGCGACGAATCTCCGCGATGGTCTGTACATCTGGCAGAACCGGACGGCGCTGGGTGACCTCGGCATGCGGCTGATGGACGTTCAGACACCGCGCAACGCACCGGTGCTGGTGAACACTCAGTGGCTCCGCCGGGTCGATGTTACGATCCGGATGGTAAGGCGAGTCGACACGACGGTGCCGGTTCGGCAGATCATCGCGGCCGACATCGACATCATCTCGAACGTTGGGACGAACGAAGTTCTGGTTGGCATCACGCCGGCATCTCAGTTCCCGACGCTCGATTACAGCAACCCGTCGAACATCGGCCTGTACTTCCTGATGGCGCAGCCATATTCGATCGCGGTAACGCTCACCCCAGCCACGAGTCTGGACTTCAGCGATTCCGGAAACAGCAGCCTTATCGTCATTCGTTGAGAGGTAGACCGTGACCGATACCACCGGAACACTGAGGGTTCGTGACGGAAGCGGCGTTCTCGACAACGCCAACATCATGGTGGATACCGCCGGCAGCTTTACGCCCCAGTATGCCATTCGGTTGATGGACGGTGTGGTTGTCGGGACCGGGAACCCCCTGCCCGTTGTCGACACCACCTCGTCCGGAACGGACGGAACTGGTATCGTCCCACCGACCGGCGGCACCGGTGTTCGTGGGTGGCTGTCCGGTATCTACGCTTCGATGCTGACGGCGCTCACGTCGCTGTCATCGATCGTGACCAACACCACCGGTATTGCGACTGCTGCAAACCAATCGACGGGCAACACCTCACTTGCCACGGTGGCGACCAATACCGGGACCACCGCAACGGCCAGCGGAACCCCCGCTGACGCAGCATGGGGTGGTTCCGGATCGTCCACCATCATCGCGGCGCTTAAGGCCATTTGGACGAAGTTGGGAGCACTTACGATCAGCGGTCCACTTCCAGCTGGGACGAACGCGATCGGAAGTGTGACCGTGGCGGCGCTGACTTACTCATCGACGGTATCAGGGTCAGTCGCCATTACATCAGGCACGCTTGTGACGGCCGGTGCATTCACGCGGGCGCTTACCATCGCGACCTTACCTGCCAGCACAACCAACGTATGGCTTAACCCATCGGGTGGGGCTGCTGCAGTCGGTTCTGGTATCATGGTTGCGGCCGGCGGCGGATCGGTTACGTTTGGGACGATGGCTCTTCCGATCCCCACCGGGAACATCACCGCGATTACCGATGCCGGCACCACGCAGGCTGTCTCTCTGGTTGGGGGCTGAATGCGCTATCTCGTTCTTCTGGCGGCGCTTCTGGTTCCCGTTGCCGCTACGGCGCAACCTGCGCCTGGGGCGCCTCTCGTGAAGTCGCGCAATCTAGGCGATCTGCCTAGCCCGTCTACGGCGCGCACGAACCTCGGCCTTGGCACCATCGCGACGCAATCCGCATCTAACGTCAATATTACCGGGGGCACGATTGGGGGTGGCGACCTGTCTGGGGCTAACGTAACGCCCTATGGTGGCGTCGCAGCCAATATCGCGTCCCTAACGGCAACTCGTGCGGTTCCGTCAAACAACAACATCTGCTTCGTGGGCGACAGCATCACCTTCGCCACTGAAGCGCAGAACACTATCGGCATCAATGCGAGTGGCGGGACTGCTCCTTACACATTCTCCCTAACGGGGCTTCCGTCCGGAGCAACAGCGACAACCTCGTCCCCAAACCTGTATTTCACACAGGGGACCGCAGCACTTGGGACCTACACGGTAAGCGTCACGGCTACCGACAGTGCGTCGGCTACAGGGACGCGCAACTATACACTGACGGCCAGCACGTCAGGGATCAGTCTCGTGCCGGCTGGTTCGTCTACCGGTTCGGTAACGGTCAATGCTCCGTCGATCATCAAATTACAGGACAGCAACCGGGGGCCTGCCCAGGTAGTCCAGTTCTTGACTGCTCGCAGGGTTGTTGCACCACAGACGTTGCAGTTCGGCCATCCGGGGGACACAGCAGCAAACGTTCTTAGCCGCATGACGCCGATCCTGGCGGCTCCCTGCGGAGCCTATGTCGTGATGATCGGCACGAACGATCTAGGGACGATCACGACTGCGCAGCTTCAGGCCAATATATCGAGCATCTGGACCCAGTTACTGGCCACCGGCCGCCCCGTGATAGCGCAAACAATTCTTCCTCGCACACTCTCTGCGGGGACTGCTCGCGACCAGATGTGGGCGGTCAACCGCTGGATCAGGGAACAAAACGGCACGCTGCCGGGGCTTTATGTGGTGGACTCCTCGGCGGCTTATGGTGATCCGTTGTCGTCAACTGCCTCCCCACGAGTAGGCGCGACATCAGATTATAACTACAGCTACGACAACCTTCATCCGAAAGGTATCGGCGCGTTGGCGGCGTTTGGCCCGGTCGCGACGTTGTTCAACCAGATATACAACGATCGCGGTCAGTCCATCGCCAACAACACTGACGTATATTCCTCCACGAATACCACCGGTAACCTTCTGGCAAACGCGCTGATGTCGTTCACCGGGGGGACGGGGACCGTCAGTGGGCGCGTCACCGGAACCGCGCCGGATGGGTGGTTGGCATCGAGCGTTGATAACGGCTGCTCTACCTGCACATTCACCGGAACCGCTAGTTCCTCCACCCTAAGTGACGGCACGCCTGCCGCTCAGATGGTGGTCGCTGGGACTGCCTCCGGCGGCTATCAGACGCAGATTTACTTTTCGCAGGCGCTAACAGTCTTTACGAACTTCTCGACAGGTGACCAGCTTCAGGCATCGTGCCGTGTGGAGATGGATGCGGGCTCTGCTCACATAACGTCTCCATTCCTATCCCTGACTTATACTTCGGGAGGGGTAGCATACACCCTATTTTCCGGCCCGGCGGGCAGCTTGACCCCGTTGGTAAGCGATGCGTCACCTTCGACCGCCTATGCAGGAACGCTTTCGACACCGCTGCCTGCGCCCGCTCTACCAGGCGGTTTGTCAGGCACGCTTTCGTTCAGCATCGGAGTGTTCATCACCAATGGTAGCTCCGCGACCGTAGGCGGGACGTTCCGTGTGTCCGCTTGCACGCTGCGAAAGGCACAATGATGCGCTTCCTCACCCTCCTCATCGCGCTGCTGGCTCCCATCGCTGCTACGGCGCAGCCTGCGCCTGGCGCTCCTCTCGTTAAGTCGCGCAATCTGGGTGATGTGCCTAGCCCAGCCACGGCGCGAACGAATCTCGGTCTTGGCACCATTGCGACGCAGGCTGCCTCGGCGGTTGCCGTCACCGGCGGCACGATTGACGGCGCGACGATCGGTGCCACCACCCCCTCCTCGGGGAAGTTCACGACGCTGGGGGCCAGCGGGATCGCGACTGCTGGAGGTGCCACGGCCATTGCGGACAGCACGCTAGCTGTCCAGGTCAGCGCCGCGCTCAACACTCAGGCGTATTTTGGCGCCAACAAGGCGGGGGCCTATGGGCTCTTGGTCGGCTACAACGACAACTCCGGCTTCCTGGGCGGCGCCGGCGGTTTGATCCGCATGGTCACGACCGACCCGCTGCGGTTCGTGATGAACAACAACGTGCAGGCGGCGTCGTTCGACGCGACCGGCAACTTCCTGGAGGTCAACACGCTTCGGGGCGGGCATGTGTCCTCGCGTCCCGATCTCGTCGGCGGCACCACCTGGTCAAGCGGCATCGCCGCCGAGGGGGTGTCAAACCTCTATGTGGCCGGTTCCGTCACCGGCACCACCGGCACCGGCTCCGCCGCCGTCAACTATTTCGGCATCCCCTCGGACAACCTGAACTGCGCCGCTTCCGGAGCGGGCGCCTGCAACGGCCTGCTGATGGCACACAACTTCGGCGGCGCCGCCATGATCGGCCCGCGCAACGTCATCAACGGTCTTGGCAACCTCACATCAACTTCAGGCAATACCACCGGCAGCGGGGCTAGCTATGTGGCCGGCCAGTTCACCATGCAGGCGGCTGTGAATGATAATGGAACCGCGCTCACGACAGGTGGCGCACGTGGTTTTATCTACGGCATCAACCCTGTCGCGCACCTCTTTTCCGGCGCCACCTACTTCCAGCAGGCTGTCGGCGCAGAGGTTGATTACGCCGTGGATACTGGCGCTTCAGCGCTCGACGTAATCGGGATGCAGATCGTGGCCCTATCTTCGCACGCGGTGCCGGGCACTCGTGACGACGTGGTGCTATCGCTCAACTCCCAGAGCACTGGCCTCGCAGCGGTGGGCTTAGGGTTTGGGCGTGCAGGCGGCGCATTCCCGGTCTCGTCCTCTGGCACGATCATCTACGGCCAAGGGAATGGTGGTTCCGGCTTTTCGGTGGCGAACGGCATCGACTTTCACCTGGGAACCTTCAGCGGCAACACCTGGAACGATGGCAAGACCGTGCTCACCGGCGCGGGTCAAATGTCGATGACCAAGATGACCGCCAGCGGCACGGCGCCCGGCGCCGGCAAAATGCGCTTTGAGGTGGTGGCCGGCACGACCGGGGGGACGTGCAAACTTATCTCTTACGCCGGGACGAGCACTACTCCAACAACTGTAATCGATAATGTCGGGAGTGGTTGTTAATGCGTCCCTTGATCTTTGCCCTCGCGCTACTCGCAGCCGCGTCAGCGCTCGCCGCAGAACCGCAGTCCGTAACCCTCCCGGCGAGCGCTGTCCAGCACGCTTTGGTCTACCTCCGCGCTGGTGGGACGCGCGCCGAGGGCGACGCGCTGGCCGATCAGTTGCTCGCAGCAGCGCAGGCCGACGTTGCGAAACAGGAAGCCGCCAAGGCGCCGTCTGCCTCCGCTCCAACCCCCTAAAAAACCGGCCTCGCCCTGCAAAGACGAGACCGGTTCAGCCCCACCACCGGCAAGAAGTAACCAGCCCGATGATGACCATTCGATATAACGCCGCCCCCAGTAGCCCAGCGTGAAAATGCGTATAAGCCGTGATCCGTGGAGAATTATATGACATTCCGAAACGTGGTGTGCGTTGGGTTGGCATTCACACTTCTGATGTCAGAGCAGGTTCGCGCAACGGACGTGCCGCAACCATCCGTCGACATGCTGTATGAACTGCGTGGTGGGCAACCAGGTGGGTCGATCTCATTTCAGACCCTCCGCAACAGTTACCTGTCAGCCTCCACGACCTACTTCGACCCGCGAAACTACGGTGCGGTCTGCGACGGGAACCATCACCCGATCAGCACAAGCAGCTTCATTCAGCCCACTGTGTCCACCAAGGCCGCGCTGGCGGCTTACACGTTCGCGTCGGGGACGACTCCCTATGCGTGGATCAACAACGCTGAGTGGACACCCAAGGTCGCTCTCTCCCTGGTTGTTCCGGGCGCCAGCACGAACACCACGCTGTACTTTGAATCATTGGTTGGCGTGCCGAGCGGCGCGTCGGTGTCGGGAACTCAGGTGCCGTCCACGACGATCTCATCGCTTTCGTCGGGGATACCATCCACGCTGACGAAGACACTGAATGGAACGCTGACCGGGACATCTCAGAAGTCGGTTGTCGTGACATCCGGCACCGGTGTCGTTGCGGGGTCCTACCCGGTTCCGCAGGCTGGATTGAGCCCAGACGACTGGGTCACCACTCTGGCCAGCAACACCATCACGATGAAGTATGGCACGACCAGCACTATCACGACCGGCACCACCCTCACGTTTCAGCCACCAGCGTCCATGGTGATCGGGTCCGGGTTGACCGGTGCGAAGCCGTCCCGGCGCAGTGCATCAGCAACGACATCGAGTAATCCGTACGTCTACGCCACATGGACATTGACCGACGCGATGGTGGCAGCCGCCGAGATGGATTGGCTGGGTATTCAGGCAGCGATCGAAGCCGCGACAGCCAGCCCAACCGGTGGGACCGTGCTGCTTCCGGCTGGTCACTGCATCATGGACAACAGCACCGTCGCGGGAAGTGGTCTTGGTTGGCTGATCATTCACGAGGATGTCGGAACGCTTCAGTTCACGAAGTCGGTTGACCTTCTTGGTCAGGGAATGGTCGGAACGCTTCTCGACTGGCCGACTGACCTCGGCACCGGCCGGGCGGCGATCTCGTTCGGCGTCCCCTACGCGACCTGGGACAATAGCCTTGGCCGCTACGGGGCGAACACCTATTACGGCTTCCTCGGGAACTTCAGCATTCAGGGGCCAAATGGGTGGTCGATGCCGTCCATCGGAACCCCTGGAAGCACCCGCATGATTGGTCTTCATGCTGGCGCAAGACGGCAGATCGACAGATTCAACGCGCACGGCTTCTACGTCGGCATGACCGGGGAGGGGGTGGACCACACTGAGTACGGCACGATCATCCTCACGAGCAACGCGATCGGGCTCCGGATGGGCCCAGTCAACCAGTATCTGTCGGGGAACAACCTCTTCCGGTTCCTCCATCTCGAGAACAACTCGGTCGCCGACATCCAGCTCGACAAGGACGCATTCTGGAACCAGACGAACGTGCTGGCGTTCTACTGCGGCCAGAGCCCGATGTGCTTCCGGCTGGAGGAGGGCCCGCAGGACAGCTACTCGCAGCCCTCGGGCCAGAACATCCAGTTCTCGACGTTCTCGAGCATCAACGCTGAGGGTCTCGGCGCGGGAATGATCGTGGACCTGAACCACGGGACGAACGCGGTCACCGCTGGCGACGGCGGTGGTGAGATGCACATGCAGGGAAACAACTGGCTGCAGGTCTCGCCCGGGTATGACGCGGGGGCTCAGCCGGCGGGCACCCGGTTCAACTATTGGATCGATGGCGGTGCGATGTTCAACACGGCGCTTGACTTCATCGCTGGGGGCCTGTCGACGGTATCCGGTCAGCAGGCTGGCATCTTCATCGACTACGCGAACGCGGGCACGGGCGGTATCCGCATCCAGGGGGACATGACCAACGTCCTCTACAACTACGGATCGACCCCACTCCTGCAGCTCAACTCCGTGCCATACGGCCAGACCCAGTATTCCATTCAGCTTGTTCAGCCGAACAGCTGGATCGGCCACCCGGAGATCTATGCGAGTGCGACCGGCGCGGCCCAGGGGAACACCCTTTGCTACACGACCAGCGGCTCGCTCGGTGGCGCGGACATGGGCGTCCAGAAGTGCGCGGGATCGAGCGACATCTTCGCCGGCATCAACATGACCACGGCGACCACGGCCGGCCTCCCGACGATCGTCGCCACGCGCTTCTGCGGATCGAGCCAGTCCGAGAACGGCGCGGCGGAGATCACCATCCCAACCAGTGGCACCGCGACGGCGCTCCATTACGGTCAGACTGCGACCGGCGGCACGGTGACGAACGCCGCCACCCCGGCCACTGGAACCACCATCGGCATCATCATGAAGATCCCCACCGCCGGACAGGCTCGCATGAACATCGGCGGTGGTGCGCTATCGGGTGGTGCGTGCGACTTCTAACGAGATAACGTTTCCCTATCACCAAGAACGGTGATATTACACCCTTAACTCCCATGGAGACGCTGGCCCATGTCAACTGGCCTTTCGGTTACTGACGTTGTCAACGTCGGGATCAATCTGACTCCAGTCGCTGCCGCGCAGCGCAACTTCGGTTCACTGATGATCGTCGGCTCGTCGCCGGTCATCGATGTCGCGTCGCGGTCCAGACTGTACACCAGCATGGCCGGTGTTTCGGCCGACTTCTCGTCCTCGATGCAGGAGTATCTCGCGGCTCAGCTGTTCTTTTCACAGTCGCCGCAGCCGTCGATCCTCTACATCGGCCGCTGGGCAGAGACCGCGACGAACGGTCTCATCAACGGCGCGATCTTCAGCCCGGCGCAGCAGGCTACGTTGCTCGCGGCGCTTCAGGCGATCACGAGTGGCTCCACCAGGATGGTGATCGACGGGGTGACGCGCAACGCGCAGTCGCTCAACTTCAGCGGTATCACCAACCTCAACGGTGCAGCGGCGATCCTTCAGACAGCATTGACCGGCGCGACCGTCGCGTGGATGCCAGACTCCAACGCGCGGTTCGTCGTCACCAGTGCCACGACCGGCACGAACAGCTCGGTCAGCTACGCGAGCACGACCGGCACCGGCACCGACATCTCCGCGCTCCTCGGTCTTACTCAGGCATCCGGGTCCTCGGCGCCCGTCGCCGGGATCGCCGCCGAGTCCCCCCTGGCAGCGGTCACCACGCTCACCTCGGGCGCGTCATCGATCGGTACATCGTATGGTCTTATGATCGCGGACACGTCCGTGACGACGAACCAGCACCTGGCCGTCGCCGCTTACATCGAGGCGCTCAACCCGTCGATGATCTACGGGATCACCACGCAGGACCCGGCGACGATCGATCCGACGCAGACGACTGACCTCGCCAGCCAGCTGAAGGGTTTCAACTACAAGCGGACGTTCAGCCAGTACTCAACCTCATCGCCCTACGCGGTGGCGAGCATCTTCGGCCGGGCGTTCACGGTTGATTTCACCGGGAACAACACGACCATCACTCTCAAGTTCAAGACCGAACCGGGCGTTACGGCGGAGTCGCTCACTGAGACGCAGGCAGCGACGCTCAAGGCCAAGAACTGCAACGTCTTCGTCAACTACCGGAACGGCACCGCGATCATTCAGGAAGGGGTAATGGCGAACGGTTACTTCTTCGATGAGGTTCACGGAACCGACTGGCTGCAGGACGATGTTCAGAACGCAGTGTGGAATCTGCTCTACACGAGCCCGACGAAGGTGCCCCAGACCGATCCGGGCGTTCACCTGATCACCACGGTGATCGAGAACTCACTCGCGGACGCGGTGAACAACGGTCTCGTCGCGCCGGGTCAGTGGAACGCACCGGGGTTCGGACAGCTGAGCATGGGCGACTTCCTTCCGAAGGGCTACTACGTATATGCCCCATCGGTGTCCACTCAGTCTGAGGCCATCCGGTCCACGCGCGTCGCGCCGACGATCCAGTGCGCGATCAAGCTGGCCGGGGCGGTTCACTTTGCGAACGTCCAGATCAACGTCAACCGTTAAGGTAGGGACCGATGACGACTTACTCATTTCTGGACGTCAACGCTTCGATCACCGGGCCAGGGGGAACCTTTTCACTTGGCACCGGGGCGTCGGTGGCTGAAGAAGGTATCACCATCGAATTTGCCGATGACAAGGATACGATGGTGATCGGCGCTGATGGAAACGGTCAGCACAACCTTCACGCGGGACAGTCTGGCACTGTCACGCTGCGGTATCTGAAGACCAGCCCGACCAATCACCAGCTTTCCGTTATGTATAACCTGCAGACCGCCAGCTCGGCTCTTCACGGACTGAATACCATCGTGATCAGCAACCCGGTCTCCGGCGACGTGACGACGGCGCTTCAGTGCGCGTTCCGGAAGCAACCGCCGAACACCTACGCCAAGGAGGGTCCGGCAATGGAGTGGGTGTTCAACGCGATCCGCATCTTCTCACTGCTTGGCGACAACAGCTGATACTGACAACCGGGGATGTTAGATGGCCGAATACACGGTGAACGGGCATGAGTATCTTGTCCGAAAGCTGAACGCGATTGATCAGTTCAACCTGATGCGAAAGCTCGGCCCGCTGATCGTGAAGTTGGGACCGTCGCTGAAGGACGTTGACACGTCCTCCCTGGATGCGATGGCGCAGGCACTGGCACCGATGGTAGAAACCCTCGCTGAGATGCGGGACGAAGACGTTTTCTACATCACGCGGATGTGCTACAAGGTGACGCGCCGGGTTCAGGAAGGTGGTTCCACCACCGTGCTGTGGAATGAGCGCGCGAATATGCCACAGTTCGATGACATCGACCTGCGTGAGATGATTCAGATCATCGTCGCGGCGGTGCAGGAGAACATCGGTGGTTTTTTGGCAGACAGCCGCTCCGATTCGACCGCAGTTGGAGCGGTGGGGACATCGAGCTCGTAGCGCTGCCCGATGGAAAAGACTACTACATGCGGTTGGTTTTCCGTGGACTGATCCGGTATGAGTCACTGATCGATGGGACGCTGACGCTCGAGGATCTTGCCGAGCTGAACGATGCCGTGGCCGTCGCTGATGAGAACGAGTATCGGGTGAAGAGGCCAAGGAATGTCGGGCACTAACGCTGATACCATCAAGGAGTTCCTCGTCAGTCTTAAATGGAAGACTGACGACGCGGCGGAAAAGAGGGCAAAAGACTCCGTCGAGTCGATGGGGAAGTCAATCGTCGCGCTCGGGGTCGCCATCGAGGGGGCGGCTCTCGCGGTGGTGGCGGCGGTATCACGGATCGCGAAGCAAACCGAGGATCTTTACTGGGCCAGCCAGCGGCTCGGATCATCGGTTCAGGGTATCAATCAGTTCACCTACGCCATCAGTCAGATGGGCGGCTCGGCCAGCAGCGCACGCTCCTCTCTCGAGGGGCTCGCTGCTTTTATGCGTTCGTCACCCGGCGCCGGTGGCATCCTGGTTGGACTTGGGATCGACCCGGCGAAGTTGAGCGACACGGTGGCGTTGACTGGCGAGCTCAGTAAGAAGTTCGCCGAGCTGACCCAGGGTGGTCAGTATTATCGGGCGCGCGGATATGCCCAGGTGCTGGGAATCGATGAGATCACGCTTCAGGCGATGATCCGCGATGCTGGACGCTTCTCAGAAGAGTATGCTGGGATGGTCCGCGCGGTGGGGTTGGACCAGCAAAAGGCAGCGGCGGACGCGACGTTCTTCGAGCAGCGGCTACGGGCTGTTGGAACCGCGATCGATCTGCTATATCAGTCTGCTGCGAGTCGGGTGTCGCGCGGGCTCGGGAACAGCCTCAACTCGTTCAAGGACACCCTGCTGCGAAACGCGGACCTGATTACGTCCGCTGTCGAGATCGCCGCTACGGGGCTCTTGAGGGTCGCCATGGGGGTATCTCAGTTCGTCGGTCGGTTCGCTGAGATCCTTCACAGACTGTATGATGCGTATAAACAGGCAAACCCGCAGACTCAGGAGTTCATCAGACTTTTGGGTGAGGTGATCATCGCCTGGAAGTTGCTAAATACCGCCTTCTTACGCTCGCCAATCGGAATCATCGCGTCACTCGCGGCCGGGCTCATTCTTCTTTACGATGACTACATGACCTGGAAGGAGGGCGGAAAGAGCCTGATCGACTGGGAGAAGTGGGAACCATCGATTGAGAAGGCGAAGGCTGCGATCCTTGAGATCATCGACTATCTCAACAAAGCTGCGACGGCCATCGGTGGTTGGCAGAACGTCGCGCTCGCGTTCTTCGCTCTCATAACGGGACGATGGGTTCTCGGCATCGTGACATCGATGGGCCAGGCAGCGCTCGCGATGAACACCGCTGTGTTCGGCGGATTGACCAAGCTGGCGCGGCTCGCGACTTTTCTCACGGGGCTTCTATCAGCGTTGGGGGTTCCGCTTCTCGCCATCGCTGCGATCGTGTGGCCAAACAACTCGATCGCGGACGATGAGGACGAGAAGAAACAAAACCCAGGGTACAACCCGGCGGGATCGGCGCGACCCGGCGAGATCCACGACGAAAACAACCTGTCGATGGCGCAGTGGAGCGGGGTTTCTGACGAAAAGGTCGGAAGTCTCGAACACGCGCGCAACCCCAGTGTCAACGCGCCAGGCTTTTTGACCCGACTGGGTTGGCGGATGGGTGGCGGCGATAAGGCCGCGTTCGGCAGCAACATCATGAAGGAGGTGATCGACTTCTTCAAGAGTAAGGGTTGGTCCGCTGCGCAGGCGGCCGGGATCGCAGCCAACCTCTGGGCCGAGAGCAAGTTGGACCCTCACGCGGAGGGCGATGGGGGTGCGGCATACGGGATCGGGCAGTGGCACCCGAATCGTCAGGAGGCGTTCAAGCGTCTTTTCAACAAGGACATCCGTCAGAGTACTCTCGGCGAGCAACTTACGTTCTACGATTGGGAACTGCACAACACTGAGGGGAAGGCTGGCACGGAACTCGCCCTCGCTCAGACGCCTGAGCAGGCCTCAAACGCGGTTCTCGGGGCGGAACGTCCGGCCGGGTGGTCCCCGACGAACCCCGGCCCTCAGGGCCCCGTGAGGGCTGGCATGGCGCATGACATCTTCAGTCTAAATGGGCAACCAAGTGGGCCATCTCAGAATGTCGCGAGTTTGAACGCCTCACCGATGGTTGGGAACGGTGGTGTTCAGGGACCGTCACCGCTTCTGATCCCGGGGGCCGAGGGAGGCGGTGGCGGAAACGCAAGCATCAACCAGACCAACAACTTCAACATCAACGGAGCTGATCAGGGGTTCGGAGCTCAAATCAAGCGGATGCTTGACCGAACGAACGGTGATCTGGTCCGCAACACGAAGAACGCGATCCAATGAGTGGCGCGCTCGGCTTCGTCGGTGGGTTCGGCATCGCGGCGGGTCTCGCAACTCTCGAGAGCATCCTGTTCAACGCCACGCGCGTCCTGGTGCCGAGTGCTGGGCGGCCGATCGTTCCGAACGTCGTGCTCGAGGAACACACGTCGGATCGACTTGAGATCACCCGGCACCCCGTTGAATATGGGGCGAGCACCGCGGACCACGCCTTCAAAGAACCCACCAGCGTGACGATGACGCTCGGTTGGACGAACTCAACGATCTTCGCGCTGGGGTCTGAGCAGTATGTTAGGCTGGTGTACAACGACCTGCTGACGCTTCAGGCGTCCCGCAAGCCGTTGTTGATCGTCACGCCCAAGCGGCTGTATCCATCGATGTTGGTCGAGGAACTGAGCCTTACGAGCGATGCCACCAGTGAATATGCGTTGATGGTGAACGCGACGTTTCAGCAGATACTCATCGTTGAGACTCAGGCTGCGACCGTTCCGCCGCAGGCCAACCAGGCAAAACCATCGTCCACCTCTTCGGTGAACAACCAGGGGGCGAACTCGCCGGTTCCGACACCGCAGCCGTCGAACAGTTCACTGCTTAACCAAATATTCGGTGGACCGTGATGCCGTCATTCTTCGAAATACCGCTCACGGCATCGCCACAGACGTTTAGCATCCCCCTGGCCGGGGTCGTGTACACGATGACGCTCATCTTCCGGCAGACACCAGATGGGAATGGCGGGTGGGTTCTCGACATCGCGGACTCCGCCAACAATCCGATCGTCGCCGGCATCCCACTCGTGACCGGGGCGGATCTTCTTGGACAATATGGTTACCTGAACCTCGGCGGGAAGTTGCTCGTTACCACCGATGGGGATCAGTTCGCACCGCCGACATTCGACAACCTCGGGTCAACCAGTCACCTTTACTTCGCAACCGAATGACCGCGCAATACCTCAGAAAGATGTCGCTGATCGTCGCGAACGCGGCCGGAAACGGTCTCGATTTGGCGAATCTGCACTGTCAGTTTGAGGTCAACCACTGGGTGATCGAAACACCGAACACGCTTGTGCTACGTGTTCATAATCTGTCGGACCAGACGCAACATCTCATTCAAAAAGAGTTCACGCAGGTTGTGATCAAGGCTGGTTATGAGGGAAACTACGGGACGATCTTCACCGGCAACATCAAGCAGTTGCGGCGCGGCCGAGAGAACGCGACCGACACCTACCTGGACATCTTTGCGGCGGACGCTGACATCGCCTACAACTGGGCGGTGGTGAACCAGACACTGGCCGCCGGTTACACTCAGGCTGATCTTCTCGGGGCTTGCGCGCGGACGTTCAACTCAGTTGGTGCGGTTGAACTACCCGCCACCCCGGAGGGATTGGGGCAGTTTAAGAGTCCACGCGGACGCGCGTTGTTTGGGATGACGCGCAGCACGATGAGAGATCTCGCCGCGTCAAACAAGATGACGTGGGGAATAAACGACGGTAAGCTGAACATGCTCGCGGAAAGCGCGTATCTCCCCGGCGAGGCGGTGGTGATGAATGCCACGACCGGGATGATTGGACTACCCGAACAAACGCAGGACGGCATCATGGTGGTGTGCCTGCTCAATCCCAGTGTTGGGCCAGGCACCCTACTGAAGATCAACAACGCGGACATCGTTCAGTATCTGAACACCAACAATCCGATCGGGCTGAACTACACCGCGACCGATCTGCCGATCAGCCTGAACGCGGACGGTTACTACAAGGTCCTGAGCGTCGATCACGTTGGCAATACCCGGGGGAACGCCTGGGAAACGCGGATGATCACCGTCGCGGTTGACTCGACCGTTCTTCCGATCGGAAGAAGCGTCCTCAACACCACGGTGCTGCCGTAAATGGATAACCGCGAACGCTTTACCCGCAACCCGTTTGAGCCACTGCTGGCCGCCCTTGATGGGCGACAAGCCGAGATGTGGACGGCTCTTCCGGGGGTCATCGAGTCGGTCGATCTCACGAAGATGACTGCCAGTGTGCAACCGGCGATGAAAGCAAGCATCAGTCGCCCAGACGGGAGTTCGTCCCTCGCAGCGCTTCCACTGTTGCCAGATGTTCCGATCTGTTTTTCACGCGGCGGTGGCTACACCGCAACGTTTCCGGTCAAAAAAGGCGATGAGTGTCTCATCGTGTTTGCATCGAGGTCGATCGACGCCTGGTTTGCCCTTGGTGACGCGCAGCAGCCGCTTGATCAACGTATGCACGACATCAATGATGGGTTCGCAATCGTTGGGCCATTTTCTCAACAGACGGCAGGAACGCTAACCAACGTCAGTCCCACCGCCGCCGAACTGAGAAGCAATGATGGGTCGGTGAAGGTCAGCATCGACGTAACAACCGGCACTGCCACCATCACCGCGCCAACTCAGATTGTGGTGAACACACCGACAGCGCACTTCACGGGGAACATCACGAGTGATGGCGATGTTACGGCTGGCACGGTATCATTGCGCCATCACGTTCATCCGATCCCCAGTGGAACATCTGGTCAGCCGGTTCAATGAGATACCGCAAGCTTGATGCCAACGGTGACTATGTGTTTGGGGGGTCTCAGCAGGCGTTCCTCATCGACACACCTGACACCGTGGCTCAGGCCGTGTCGACCCGGCTTCAACTTCAGTTTGGAGAATGGTTTCTCGATGTAACCGATGGGACCGACTGGAAGACGAAGGTGCTGGGGAAGTACACCGCGAATGTCCGTGACGAGACACTTCGAATCCGGATCTTGGGAACGCCCGGTGTAACGAGCATCATCTCATATTCCAGCACGTTTGATCACGAGACCCGGACGTTCAGCGTCATAACCGAGATCGACACCGTGTACGGGTCGGCTTCAGTATCGGAGAGCATCTGATGTCCGGCAGCGTTTCTCCAACATCAGCTTACATCGACGCGACGGGCATTCACGCACCCGCCTACGCGGACGTTCTCGCTTACTTTCAGGCGCAATATCGCGCCATCTATGGGAGCGATGCTTATCTCGGGAACGATTCTCAGGATGGGCAACTGCTGGCGGTGTTCGCCCTCGCGATCAGCGACGCAAACGCGGCTGCCTTCGCGGTGTACAACTCATATTCACCTGCGACGGCGCAGGGTGTTGGGCTCTCATCTGTCGTTAAGATCAACGGTATCGCCAGAAACCTTCCAACGAACTCGGTCGTGGACCTCGTGATCGTTGGCGGCGCGGGAACACCGATCATCGGAGGCCGGGTCACTGACACCAATGACAACGTCTGGATTCTTCCGGCTGTCGTCACTATTCCGCCGTCCGGACAGATCACCGTAACCGCAACCGCTCAGCTGGCGGGCAACATCTCCGCAGACCCGGGGACCGTCAACACGATCTCAACGCCAACACGTGGCTGGCAAAGCGTGACGAACCCGAGCAGTGCAACCATCGGTGATCCGGTTGAACTCGACGGTGAACTTCGTCAGCGTCAGGCCGCGTCCACGATGCAGCCGTCGCAGACTGCGTTGGATGGCGTCGTTGGGGCGATCGAATCGTTGAGTGGTGTCATCAGCGTTGTTCCATATGAAAATACAACCAGCATCCCAGACAACAACGGTGTGCCGGGGCATTCGGTCGCGTATGTGGTGGATGGTGGCGATGCCACCGCGATCGCCAACACGATCGCGCTTCGAAAGACGATCGGATCAGGCCTGATAGGCACGACCCAAATCGTCGTTGTCGACAGCAACGGTGTTCCGAGCACCATCAGTTTCTACCGCCCGACATACGTCCCGATCACTGTCGTCATCCACATCACCCCCCTGATTGGTTACAGCAGTGCGATCGGCGCCAGCATCGTCAACGCAGTCGTTGACGCCATCAATGCGTTAAGCATCGGATCGTCGGTGGTGTTCACCCGGCTGTTCGGCCCGGCCAGCCTGAGTGGTTCTGACGCGGCCTCATTCAACATCATCTCCATTCTCATCGCGCGCGGTCAAGCGACGCCCAGTGCCGCGAACGTTGGGATTGCCTTCACTGAGCGTGCGACCGCCTCGACGGCAACCGTCTCGGTGGTCATCGGCTGATGGTTGACATCACTGTTTATACGGATCTCATAACGAGACCTCACGCCTCGGCGCCCAACTTTATGGCGACGGTGACGGCGCTCGTTCAGCCGTTGGTTGATGTTCAAAACTTCATCCAGGGTAGCCTTCAGCTCGCGTTTGACCTCGACACCGCCAAGGGTGTTCAGCTCGATCAAGTGGGGCTGTGGATTGGCCGATCGCGGCGCGTCAGCATCCCATTAAATGGCGTCTACTTTTCGTGGGATACGCTTAACCTCGGCTGGGATCAGGGCGCTTGGCAGGGGGCGTTCGATCCCACGACCGGTCTTGTAAGTCTCGATGACTACACGTATCGGCAGCTGCTCCGTGCGAAGATCATCCTCAACCGGATGAACGGAACGATCACCGCTGCCGTCGCGGCGTTGACGCAACTGTTTGCTGACTACCCCGGGGTCAACGTGTCCGTCAAGGACAACTTTGACATGACCATGACCGTTGGTATCAGCGGCGTGGTTCCCCCGGCGGTGTTGATCGCGCTGCTCGAGAACGGGGAGCTCGTGGTCGCGCCGGAAAGCGTCGGTGTGTCGTATGTCATAACGTCCATCAACGGTGTTGCGCTGTTCGGGTGGGACGTTGAAAACTCGGTCATCTCTGGTTGGGATGTCGGGGCGTGGTCCGGTGCGCTCGGCACCGGTCCGGGTCAGGTGACCGGGCTTACGATCGTCAGTGTCAGCAGCAACAGCGTAACACTATCGTGGCTTTCTCCGACGAGCGGAACGGGTTCAAACTCATACCAGGTCCAGTATCGAATCGCTGGGAGTACCGGACCGTTTTCTCTCATCGGACAGCCAACGACATCGACGGTTACCACGATCGGCAGCTTGCAGACCGCCGCGAGCTATGAGTTTGAGGTCTATGCAGTTAACAACGCGGGCGCCGGGCCACCGTCCATATCGGTTGTCGCGACCACGTCTAACGGGGCACCAGGTCAGGTTCAGAACCTGCAGGGTGTTAGCTCCACCACCACGACCATCCTTCTTTCCTGGAGTGCCCAGGGGTCGGGCGGAACCTACACCGTTCTTTCGCGGATCAGTGGAAACGGAACGTTCACGACAGCCGGCACAACTAGTGCGACTTCCATCACGCTCACTGGCCTTGCGCCATCGACACTGTATGATTTTGAGGTGTATGTCACAACGGCTGGTGGCACCGGCCCCACGTCGACACCAATCACTTATGGAACGGCGGGCTCCGTGCCGGGTCAGATCGCGCCACTGAGCGCGGTGACGATCAACGCGACGGATGTTGTTGTGTCGGGTCAGGCGCCGTCCGGTGCGGGATCGTTCACTTACCACGTCCGGTATGCGATCAACACCACGCCGGTCGTGTATCAGGACTTCACCGGACTGATCACCACGTCCGGCTCGACGTTCACCGCCGACATCACTGGGCTCCAGCCGGCAACCGGGTATCTCTTCACGGCATACGCGACGAACGCATCCGGCAGCGGGCCAATCAGCGCGCCACTGAGCGTCACCACAGCAGCAGCCGCACCGGGTCAGGTTGGACCTCTCACGTTGGTTTCGGACACCACGACGTCCGCGACGATCTCCTGGGCGGCGGTTCCACTGGCAACTTCGTATCAAGTCGAGTATCAAGTGGATGGCGATGCAACCTGGGCAAGTGGGCCACTGGTAACGGCACCCACGACCAGCGCAACGGTTACTGGGCTGTCGGCTGGTTACACTTACAACTTCAGAGTTACTGCCATCAACGGTTAGGAAGTGAATGTCTCTTCTGGGTGCGCCGTCCAACATTCTAGCCATAACACTCCCTGGTGTTCTTCCGGCACAGGTTGTTGGACTGTCGGCAACCGCTGCGACATCAACCACCATCAGTCTGTCTTGGTATGCTGACACCGTTGCGACTGGCTCCAGAGCGTATGTTGTAAGCTACAAATTGTCAGCGTCCACCACATGGACAAAACTAACAGCTCCAGTCATCAGCACTGGAAGTGCTCTTGGAAACGTTGGAACCGTCACTACAACGGTGACTGGTTTGGAGACGGGTCAGTCATACGACTTCGAGGTGTATTGCTTTAATAACGTTGGTTCCGGCCCGGTTTCCGCGATCGTCACTAGAAGCACCACTGGGTCTACTGGCACGGTAACGACGTGGAATCCAAGTGATCTGAACAACGTTACGCTTGATACCGTAACTCATCTTACTGCAACAGCGGTCCTTGTTACGGGAAACGCTGCTTCTGTCCGATCGACAACTAGCCACTCAACTGGAAAGTTCGTCTTTTCGGGCGTGTTCTCTTCAATTGGAGCTGACGCCGCGATTGGTCTTGCTTCAGCTCAGTTCCCCCTGCCAAATCTTCTTGGTTCATCTGATGGTGGGGTAAGTGTTGGTGTTTATACTGTATCTCCACCTCAGGCTGTTTTCATCAATGATGTTCAGCTTACAGCGCTGAACTCTGCTGCTTCAATCGCAGGTGATGAATGTGTCATTGCGGTTGACTTGAACGCGATGTTGTTATGGTTTACTTCCGGGGCGATGATAAGCGCGATCGGCGCGGGAGCCTGGAACAACCAATTAACCGCCAATCCAGCTACTGGGGTCGGTGGGATCTCGATTTCAGCGTTGACAGGCGGACCATTTTACATCTGTTTTAACGATGATCTTGGTCAGGGCGTATGCATACTGAGAACTGGTAATAACGTTGGATCACACATCGGTGTTGGTATTCCGGCAGGCTTTCAGACATGGGATAATGGAGTATCTGGGGTAACACTTCCACCAAGCATTCCAACCAACGTTACTGTCGGAACCATAACAGCGTATTCGGCATCGTTTTCGTGGACACCTTCCGCAACTGGCACTGTTGTTGATTACAGTGTTCAGTACCAACTTCAGTCCGGAGGCACAGTAATTGCTGCGCCGTTGAACCTTCGGGCTGGAAGTCAAATGTGGGGGGCCGCCGGTCACTTTGACCAAGGTGGACCATACACAACTATTCCGATCGCTCAACAGATTCGAGATCTTCAAAACATTTTTGGAACTGTTCCAGGGACGGTCGTGTACCGTGCATTTGGCGATGGTGTTCAAACTGGGTTTGCCAGTGCTGTTTCGCAGTTTCAGGCAGCCGGCATCATTCCGATCGTGATGGTGATCACCTATCCGACCTGGACTGCATTTGCGAATGAAGCGGCTGCATATAACTTCGCTTATGCAAGCGTTGCTGCCAGTATTGCTTCAGCACCAAACAATCTTGTGTGGGAGATTGGTAACGAGTGGATCTTACAATCACCACTGGTGCTTCCATCTAATGGAGGATTATTAGCGTCTGATTATAATTCTCAGGCGTCTTATCCTTTGTATCGCGGCGCAATGGCTGGTGCAGTTGCGGCAATCCGTGATAAGGGTGGTCCAAATTCGCAGGCTCTTTGCAGTGTAATGTCTGGATGGACTTTTCAGGGATTCACTCTCGCGCTTGCTGCTGATCTTGTGAGTTACACCCCTCAGGGTGGTCGCAACCTGATGTGGGACTTCACCGTTGTTCATTGGTACAATGACACCAACGGTCCTTCGTCCCCGGATCAGATGACTGATCCAGCCAACTTTAACGGTGGGTTGAACACTTTCACACTTCAGAAGCCGGCAGGACGGCCACTATTCTTTACTGAATTTGGTTCAAGCACTGGAAACATAACATCGTATGAGTCGGACGCCGGAACCCGGATAACCGGCATTATGACCAGCATGCATAATCACGCTGCCGTAACCAACACAGAAGCTGGGTGTTGCGGTGGATGTGTGTATATGCTATATCAGATGCCGGGTGTTCAGACCGACTATTATCTGTATCGCTATACCAGTGGTTCAACGGGAACGATCGCACCTCAAGGAACAGCAGTTAAAGCCTGGATTGCTTCAAACGCGCCAACCGCACCGTCAGCGACGAACACCGCTCCCTGGATCAATGGGGCGACGGTAACTGGTTCGAGCGCGACAATCAGTGGCTTGCTCGACTCAACTAGCTATAATGTTCAAGTCACACCAGCAAGCGCAGCAGGCAACGGTCCGACATCCGCGCCAGTGATTGTTACGACATCAGCTCCGGCTCACTCGTTTCTGCGGTTCCGTGGCATCAACATGATCCCATCGGATCTATCCGTAACCGGTTTCGCTGGCGTCAGCAGTGACATGCCGAACGTCAATTCAGTGGTCATACCGGTGGTATGCTCAACGGCTTCTCAGACCTCCTCAGACGTGCAATTCGATGTCCCACTGTCGACCACGGCAACGTGGATTGCCAACGCGTTGGCGCGTGGATATGCAGTTTTCTTGGCGGTGAACGTCACCTGTCGTGATGGTTCCACGATTCAAACGATCACTCCCGGACCGTCATTCGCAGCAGTTCAAAATTTCTTCACAGCGCTTCAGACCGTCTGTGTTCAGGTTGCTCAGCTTGGGCTTAGTGCCGGCGCGACCGGGATGTGGTGTGGTGTTGAGCTGCAGCCGTGGGCTGGCAAGGCGGCTGGCGATACCGGGCCGTTCTCGCCGGTTCATCAGGCGCAATGGCAGTCGATCTACGCGACGTGCAAGGCGGCGTGGCCCGGCGGTGTCATCTCATACGCTGCCAATCAGGCAGCGCTCGGCATCACTACCCCGCAGAGTGACTGGTCCGCGAAGTGGGACTTCTGGGACGCGGTGGTCTTCAACATCTTCCCGAACGCGCTGCTGTCGACCACAACGCAACCGACGATTGAGGCGGTGTTCGACACCACGGTTGACCCGAACCCACTGACGAATGGCGCGACGGGAAACCACCCGCTGTTCGTCGCCCTGGATCTTTACGCGCGTCAGCTCGGCCGCAAGATCATCATCAACGCTTCTGGGATCGTCCCGGCGACCGGTAACCAGGTTTCACCCGAAACGGTCGTGTCACGGCCACCGCCGTCCGATTACACCCTTGGATCAGCGTGGTGGCAGGCACTCATCGATGAGGTTGTCAAGCACGTCGGAATCATCGACGGATTTTTTGCGTTCAGTGGTTCAATAAACGCGGCCGTTGGCACAAACTATGGTATCGACTACTACGGTGTTCGCGGGTATGGAGCGGCATCAATCATCGACCTGGCCTACTCCGGGCTTACTGGGACTGGAAGTGGCGGAAGTATTGGCACACCCACGGCGCTTCAGGCGTCCGCCACAACGTCATCAATCACCCTGAGTTGGGGAGCAGTTATGGGCAACAGCATCACGTACATCGCCGAGATTTCCCCCGACGGTGTCAGTAACTGGACCGCTCTCAGCCCAACATCCGGTCTCAGCGTCACGGTCACCGGACTGAGCCAGTCCACCACATACTATCTTCGGGTTCACGCGGTTGCCGGCGCGACCGCCGGACCGGTCTCGATCGTCGTGCCCTGCACCACCCAGGCCATTGTCGGTGGCGTCACGCGCACCTATACCAACCAGCCGGGGTCGGATCAGTCATTCTGGAACACGCCAATCAAGGACGGCGCAATCCTCAGTGGCCCAACCGAGCCGATGACGATCTCGGCCCGCAAGGCCAACACGATCAATGGATCGAACTTCGGCGCACCGATCTGGGTTGGGTCGGCATCAGACCCCCTGGTCACCGTGGTGTCGTCCGGCGGCACCGGCACGCAACGCGACCCGAACCTCACCGCGAGCGTTCACATTCCGGTCGGCGCTTCCTCCGCAGGACCCTACCCAGGTGATAACCAGCTGAACGTGTTCGACACGACGCAGCCTTACAAGATGTGGTGCTTCGGTGGTGCACTGGCGGACGGAAGCACCATTCAGGCGGGCACCACAACGCTTCAATGCGGCAACGCGGAGGTCGATGATGCCTCGGGGTTGATGGAAGACCAGAGCACTGGCAACTTCGGCTACAACCAGGGGGTGGGCGTCATTCGGGCGTGGGAACTCGACCCATCCACGAACCCGAGCATGCTGCTTCAGCATACGCTTCGGTTTGCCTGCGACTGGAGTCAGCTGAACGCGCCACCGGCCTGGAACGACACGACCTCGATCAATCCCGTGACCGGGATGCCATACATCGCGTGGCCGCAGACCCACGGCGACTACAACGCCCCGACCACCTACACCGGAAACATGCCGATCGGTGCGACCCTCTGCATCCCGGCCAGCGATCCTGAGCCGACTGGCTGGCCGGTCGGCGCGTTGATGCTGTATCGCAACGCGAAGTACTACGGTTGGGCATGGCGCGACACCGCGACCGGCGGTGTAACCCTCTACACCGAGCCGTCCGTTGATTCTCACCCGAGGATCGCGGAGATGCGTCAATATTTCAATCAGATCGTTTCCCGACTGTGCGTGCTGAAGAACCAACTCGGACCGACCTCGCGGAAGGGCGTCGGAAACCCCCTGGTTGCGGGACCACCCCCGCTCAACACGGGATCGCAGACCGGCACGAAGTCGATCAACATCAACACCCCGGTCAACGTGCTGACGGGTTCTTCCTTCACCATCACAGCGGCGCTGGTGGGTTACGCAGGCCCACCCACCCTGACATATACTGACGACAACGGCACCGCTCAGCAGCTCCCTGCGGGCGCCACGATCACCGCTTCATCGCTGGCGTTCACTCACTCCGCGATGTCGGCCGGTTCGCACACGCTGAAGATCGCGGACACCGCTGGGACCGTTGGCACGACCACCTACTCGGTCGGAACGGTCAGCACTGGGCCGTCCGCCGATGGCAGCTTCATCACCGCTCCATCTACCCAGACACTGACCGATAATAGCGGTAACGTTTGGGGCATCACCGGTGGCCAGGTCACGGTCAACGGAACAGTGGACGCGACCACCGCGAACGTCATCGAGCTCGCCTGGAAGAGCGGGCTGATGTGGCAGGAGAACAACGCATCACTTTGGTGGTCAAAGACAAGCCCGACTGCGACCTGGTCACCAACCAACGGGACAACCACCGGACCGTTCTCGACGACTCCAACCCCGACGCCAACCCCCGTTCCGACCGGTTCATTCTCGGTCTCGGGCGGAAAGGTGATCGGCCCGGACGGCAACCCATGGATCGGGAAGGGGTTGAACATATACTGGGAGCAGGCTGATTCGGTCGTGTCGAACGCTGCCGCCACGCCGCTTCTGACGCTCTTTCCCGGCACGAAGATCATCCGCGTTGCTTATGCCAACAATCCGGGTTCGTCCTACCCACCGGTGAGCCAGATCACCAATTTGGCGGCCCGGTGCAGTGCCCTCGGGATCGTCATCATCATCGAGGACCACACCGGCATCAGCAACCCGCCCTACACCGGGTCACAGTTGACGGCGGAGCTCGCCTGGTACACCAGTCTCGCATCCACCTTCAAGGGAAATCCATACGTTTGGTTCGGAACCTATAACGAACCGGGAAACCAGAACGGTGGCGCGGCGATCACGACTCAGCAGGTCGCGATCTACAACGCAATCCGCGCGACGGGCAACAACACCATCGTCGCGATGGAACTGCCTGGTGGTGGTAACCCAGGGACGATCGGTGCCGGATTTGGCATGACTGCGTCGTCTTATGCGACGATGCGCAACATCGTTTGGGACCTTCACTATTATGGCTGGGTCAGCGGAAACAGCACTGACCAAGCGACGGTGAACGCGGCGCTCCAGGGGTCAGTCGCTGCTGGCCAGGGGGTCGTCGCTGCTCAGACGATCACAAGTGCAGATGGTATCGTCCCGGTTATCATCGGTGAGTCGGGTGATTCGACCAACGGCGGTGATGTCGATCCGAACGCGACTCAGGTTGTCAAGGCAGTTGGTGATAGCGGGCTGATCTGCACGTATTGGCATTGGGCGTCCGGCGCGGGCGCGGATAACCTCACGAACGGGGCGAACAAGATCACGAGCCCGTATGGAACGCAGGTCGCGGCCATCATTGCTGCCACTCCGGTTCCGCCACCGCCGCCGAGCGGCAACGGAAATCTGATCCAGGCTCCCCTCAGTAGTGCGGCGCCAGGAATATGGGAAATCGGCACCATCAACGGAATGAAGTATAAGTTCCTTCGGCCATCCAACTATAACCCAACGTTTACTTACCCATTCGTGCTATATCTGCATCAGCTCGATCAGGGCACCCCAGCCTACTCCGGAAATGACATCGTTCAAGATCAGATTGATCCGTGGTTCAACTCGACTGCGTTTCGTACATCCTACCCGTGCTTCATCCTCGCCCCGCTGTTGGATCAAACGGCGGACAGTTCCGGTAACACCATCAACTGGGGCGGCGTGTCAACGACAACTCAGGCCTCAGAAACCAACATCATTGCGTTGATCGCGCAGTTCCGGTCGCAGTATTCCATCGCCACCAACAAGATTTTCGTTACAGGAAACTCGATGGGTGGTATCGGAAGCTGGGACTACATCATCAAGTACAACAACAAGACTGGGACGAAGGGTAAGATATTCCAGGGCGCGATGCCGTTGGCGGGTGCGGTTTATGACTGGGGTAATCCGACGCCTCAGCCGTCAGTCGTTTCTGGGTTGACCAACGTTGGTATCTGGGCGATCCACGGCGCCCAGGATGATCAGGTTCCGCTCTTCTGGGATCAGGCGATGTATGCCGCATATGGTGGTGGCGCTGGTAACGGAAGTAAGGCACCGTCTGGACAGATGCGATATACACAAGATCCAAACCTTGGCCACGATGTGTGGGACACCTATTACCCGCTGCCAATGGGGAAGCAGTATTACGATTGGCTCTTCGCGCTGTGATATAGGGGATCACTGTGGCAGCATCCAACGACTTTCTGGTCTTCGCGGGCGGTGCTGGGGCAAACGTTCTGTCCCAGCCGCAGTATGCTGCCAGAAGCGAGATTCCGACCGGCGTTCAATCGGGTCAGGCGAGCAGCGCGCTCTTCAACAAGACGGTTCGGCAGTCATCCATCATCGCCTCGATGATCGGTCAGTTCATCGCCAACCAAAGCGGTGCGAACGCGACCGATGACGGCACGACTGCGACGCTTCTCGCCAACTTCATCGCGTCGATCCAGGCCACCACCCGCCGCCGATTCACCGCCAACACCAACTTCTACGTGAACCCATCGACCGGGAACGACACCAACCTCGGGTTGACGACAGCAGCGCCGTTTCGGACGATCCAGGGGGCGATCACTGCGATCTCGTCGCTGTGGGACTTCGCCGGGTTCGCGGCGACGATCAACCTCGCTGATGGGACTTACACCGCGACAAGCGGGCAGTCGATCGCGGTGTTTGGTCCCGGCACACCACCGATGACGCTCGTCGGCAACATCGCCAACCCCGGCAACGTCGTAATCTCGGCGCTCAACGGCGCGGCACTGCTGGTGGCGGATGCGACCCTCACCATCGGTGGTGGTTACACGTTGCAGGCGACTGGGACCGGGACTGGTGGATCAGCCGGGATCGGCCTCGTGTGCGTCAACACCGGCAGCGTGAACCTGACCGGGACCGTTCGGTTTGGTGCCTGCGGGTTCTCTCATGTTCGCGCTGCGGCTCACTCAACCATTCTGCTGTCATCGCCCTATTCGATCGCGGGCGCCGCACCGTGTCACACGTATCTCGACACGATGGGCGTCATCGCATCGAGCGCTGCGGTGACGGTGACTGGAACGCCAAACTTCTCGAACGCCTTCGCGCTGGTGTCTCAGAACTCGTGCTTGACCAACAACGGCGGTTCCTTCACGGGAAGCGCCACCGGTCAACGTTACAACGTAACCTCTGGGAGCATCATCACTGGGACTGGCAGCACCAGCTTCTTCCCCGGTTCCGTCGCTGGCACGGTTGACTCCGCCAGCTTCAGCAGCTATTCATAAGGGAGACTCACGATGAACTTCTGCGTAAACTCGGCGACCTGGGGGCTGAACAACATCCTCGGGCTCTACAACAACGGCAAGCTGGTCATCTACAACAACCCGCAGCCCGCCACCCCCGAGACCGCGCTCGCCGGCACGAACACCGCGCTCGCAACGTTCACCTTCGCCGCGACAGCGTTCGGTGCCCCCGCGTTCAGCTCGCCGAATAACGCAGCCACCGCGTCCTTCGTCGCCAGCTCCGTGACCCCCGGCGCGAACGGCACCGCGACGTTCGCCCGCGCCACGCTCGCCGCGAACGCCTGGGCAGCCAACGCGACCTACAACGCACTGTTCACGGTCGTCACCAACTCGTCCAACTACTACATCCTCACCAAGACCGGCATCGCGGCGGCATCCGGTGGACCGAGTGGAACCGGCAACGCGGTCACGGACAACGCGGCACAGTGGGCTTACTACGCTCCCACCTCGGGTCAGAACAACGTGCTGGGCGACTTCTCGGTCGGCACGGCGGGAACCGATATCGTCATCGGCAACACCGCACTGACCACGACCGTCAACGTCACCATGACATCCCTGGTTCTTCAGGCGACCGCTTCCTGATCTGATGTCATCGGCATCGGTGCGGGGTATAATACCCGCACCGATGACGTGAATGGTCGCGTCTCGGGACGGGGAACGCGCACGTGGATTTGGTGAATGATCTTGGCAGAAAGCTCATCTGGGATAAGCTCATGGTGGGCGATCACGAGGGTGTGCTCGCGGACGTGGGCCGGCATCTTCGCGATACCGATGCGCTGAACTACATCCACATCGCGGGACTCGCGCTTATTCATCTCGGAAAAGAGGTGGATGGGATCGACTGGCTTTGCGCGTCATTGTCATTGACTCAGGCTGAACCAGAGTGGTTCGTCAACGCGGCCATCGCGACGATGGATAAGAAGCTGTATTCGCGCGCGATGATGTTCCTTGAGAACGGCGTGAAGGAGCATCCGGATCACGTCAAGATCAGGTTCATGCGCGGGCTGACGCACATTCACTTGAGAAACTGGTCCGAAGCGGTGAAGGACTTCGACCACGTTCTTTCGATCGACCCCGGCTACTATCACGCCAACTTGAGCAAGGGGTTCGTCCTTCACATGCTGGGCCAATACACCAGCGCGCTCAAGTGCTACGACGATGTGGACCGCGCAACCACCCCCCTGGATACGCTTGAAGAGATCGACAACAACATCGTCTGCGTGATGATCGAACAGGGGGCGTATAAACAGGCGCTCGAACTCATCGAAGATCGGCACCTGGTGTCGATCCGTCACGGGACGCTCTTCAACAAGGCGTTACTGATGCTTGGCCTCGGGAAGTGGCCGGATGCGTGGGCCCCGTATCGTCATCGTTTTCACGTGCAGGAGACGCAACACGACTTCGTGAAGCGGGTCGATCAGCCGATGGTTAACTCACTTAGCGACCTGCGCGGAAGGAACGTTCTGTTCTACCATGAGCAGGGATTCGGTGACACGCTTCAGTTCGTCCGATACGCCCGAATGATCGCCGAGCACGCGTCTCATGTGACGATCGGTGTTCCTCAGAAGCTCGTTCGTCTGCTGCAAACGCTGGATCTTGGGGTGCCTTACAGCGTCGTCACCACCATCGAGGAGACCGCTTACTGCACAGTTTCGGTGCCGATGCTCGACGCACCGTTTTTGTTTCAAACCACGCTGGATACCATCCCAGCCACGGTGCCGTATCTGTCAGTCCCGGCTGCCGTCGCTGAGCAACGTCAACTTCCTGACAACGGAAGACCACGCATCGGGCTCGTATGGGCGGGCGCCGCGCGGCCCGACAATCTGCGCGCCAACGCAGTCGATCGCAGACGATCGATGCCATTCGAAGAGATGCGCCATCTTCTGTTTCTTTCGGATCGATATGATTTCATCAGTCTTCAACTCGAGGATCACCGGGTCGCGGATCGACGGCTGTTTCAGCCCCTTGACAATTCGTTCGACATGCTCGACACCGCCGCGATCGTGGATCAGCTTGATCTGGTCATCACGATCGACAGCGCGGTGGCGCATCTCGCGGGCGCGCTCGGAAAGCGCGTGTGGTTGTTGAGTCGGTTCGATGCCTGTTGGCGTTGGCTGTGGGACGGTCGTGATACGTCCCCCTGGTATCCCACGATGAAGATATTCCGTCAGTCACGCCCTGGTGATTGGACCAGTGTTCTTCGCAATGTTCATGACGAACTGAGAACCATCTCATAATGGCTGGGCCATTCACCACAGACTTTTCATCTGACTTTGGTGATGGTGATGCATTATCCGGCCAAGTCACCGTGTTGTCGGTGTCAGGTTACGGCACCGCAGTCACGGTCAATGGTGCGATTGGTGTTGCGACGTGTCTTACATTAAGGGCAGTTGGGTCCGCGTATCAACCCACGTTTAAGGGTATCGCAACTGCTCTCACGATCAACGCATCCGGGCGAATTATGCGCCCGGTTGCGGCGGCCGGTTCGCCCACCATACTGAATATGTCGAGCGTTGGTGTTGCTGCAGCGGCAGCACCCACGATCATCTATCAAAACATTCATTATGGTTTGCAGGCTTGGGTCCCAAACACTCTGTACAGTGTCGGTGCGCGCGTCAGCAACGGATCGAGTGCATATCGATGCGTTGGGGCGGGCCGTTCACAGAATTTTGTGGGAGCTGGTCCATCTGGAACCGGAACCGTCATAACCGATGGGACCGCGACTTGGACGTTCATGTCCACGATCGATTACACGACACTTCAATCATGGTCAAATGGACTACCAGCGGTTCTTACCAATCCAATGATTGGACTGGTGTGGAACGACAGCGCAGTGCAGGTCAATCCTGTCGATGGTAACGGTTATCTTACCATAACTGGTCATACGACAACATCTCAGAACTACATTGGGTTGATGCCGGCGCCCGGCGATGGCTTTCGTGATCTCACTGGAAGCGTTCCGCTTAGCTTCAACAGCGCCAACGGTGCCAGCGCTGTTATGCCAGTTGGGCGGGCACCGTTTCCGCTGAATTGGTTCACCATCGCAAACCCCAACGTTACCATCGATGGGTTTCAATTCAACGATCAGGACCCGGCTGATCAATGCTCAATGATCGTCGTGAACTCCGGCGCGACCGGGTTCGTGATGCGAAACTGCATCGTGGATGCCTATGCTCAGGGCGGTGGCGCCGACATTCTGCAGTTCAATGAATTCGTTACGGTTACCAACACCATCATCATCGACCGTCAGCCAGCGACCGGTGGCGTCAACATTCCGATGAGAGTGATGAACGGTGCCCATATCGTCAACTGCACTTTCATCGGAGTCAACTCACCCGCTGGGGTCTACGCGGTCCTATGTCACACATCCACGCCCGGCGCGGTCACGGTCCGCAACTGCGCGATCATCGGTTATCAGGGTCTCATTTCTCCAGACATCGCTGGGGGTATCGTAGCTGATCACACGCTGTTTTCCAACAATCTAATTGGCAGCAACGTCACCGATGGTGGCGGAAACCTGTTCTCAAAACCCGCCGCCAATCAGTTCATCTCTCCAACCACCGACTTCAGATTTCTTCCAACAGCAGATCTTATCAATGCTGGTGTGCCGGACGCAGCGGACATCCCGGCTCAGGATGACATCAACCGGAACCGACGCCCAAGTGGTTCCACGTGGGATATGGCAACATCGGAGTTCTACAAGGGAACTTCGGTAACAATCCTCACGATGTCCGCGAGTGGCAACGCGATCATCGGTTACGGGATGACCGGGACTGCCACGGCACTTACCGTGAGTGCTGTTGGTGCTGTATCGAACCCAGTCCTGGCATCGGGAAGCTCATCGGTCCTCGTGTTGAGCGCGACGGGATCGCTCACATCAGCCGCCACTCTCTTCGGGATCAGCACTGCGCTTCAAATCAACGCCACCGGAACGATGGATGCGCCAGTCGCGTTGACGGGCGCCGCCACGGTCTTCGCCATGTCGGCGCAGGGCACTGCCTCACCCGTCGTCATTGCGTCGGGGGTATCGATCCCCCTGGTTATCTCGGCAACTGCCTCAGGGCGTCTTGAGGCGCCCATAAGTGGGGTATCAACCCTCGTTCAGGTAAACGCGATCGGGGTTGCTGGGCAAGCCGCTCCGATAAGTGGTCAGTCCACGATTCTCACGTTGGGTTCTAGTGGAACCATTGGCCCGTCCACGATCGCAAGTGGGGTGGCACGCGCACTCCAAATTTCAGCCTCTGGGTCGATGGCGTTCCTATCTGGCGCGTATGGTTCCGCGACAGCTCTTTCGATGTCGGCCGTTGGAACCACGTTCCTGTACACCCCAGCATCCGGTTACGGGTTCATGCTTGAAGTTAAGGCGCGTGGGACGGCGGCATTTACCATCGTCGGTGCTGGCGCACCAACAGCGCTGCTCATCACGGCTACGGGAAACATCGCGTTCAATCCATCGATTCAGGGATTGACAACGATCCTCAACATGAGCGCGACCGGCCAGGGGGGACAATCGGACCTCGCCACGGCGCGATCGACGGCGCTTAACATGAGTGCGGTTGGCTCGGCCATGCTGCAAACCCCAGCAACCGGTGTCGTAACCGCGTTGACGGTCAGTGCTTCCGGCAGCATGTCGTATGTCGCTTCGGCCATCGGCACCGGCACGGTTCTAACGATGTCGGCAGTTGGTTCTTTTGGCGCCGCGAGCCTTTGCTATGGTGTTGCGCGACCGCTGGTGGTTCAGGCGGCTGGCACCATGACTGGTTTCGTGAGCGCGACTGGCGCGGTCAACGTTCTTTCCATGTCAGCCGCCGGAACCGCAGCTGGTGTGGCGATCGGGTCCGGCGCCGCTACGATCCTCAATGTCAGCTCATCCGGTCTTGCGGCTCAGTCCATCGGCGCCTCGGGTGCAGTCACCGCACTGGCATTGTCCGCGCTCGGGCAGCTGGTGGCGTCGCCAGGGTTGGTTGGAAGATCCACGGCGCTGGTGGTAAGTGCGTCTGGCACCGGAAGAGTGGAACAACAGCTCATCGCTGCGTCCACCGTGCTCAACGTGAGAGCGACCGGAATCGTTACGAGCTTTACAACAGCTTCCGTCAGCACCACGGTGCTGACGGTGACCGCCCATGGCAGGGGCGTGCAGCTGGTGCCGACCACCTGTGACTTCGATGAAAAAGTCTACTTCCCCGCCGATACTCGAACGGTATACTTCATTGAGTGAGAACCCGTCATGACATGGCTGATCGGCGGAACACCGGCTGGGATGAGATCACGCTATGTCGTGAGACTTTCATCGCCATTCAGTCCCAATGACACCGCGCCGTTTCTTCTTGACTTCTCGGGACCGCTGTCCAGCATCGACTGCGACACGATTTCGTCAGTTACCAACATTGTTATCGAACGCAACGACGGCGGAACGGTTGACCTAGAAGTGGCCCTTGCCGCGACCTTGAGCACCGATCTTCTGCGTGTCACCATCTGGCTCACCGGCGGAACCGCTGGTTTTGAATACTTGATCAGCGTTACGGTTGCTTCCACGCTGGGACAAGATATCACTCGCTCGTTCATCCTGCCGGTCAACCTGAGGTAAGAAGATGCTCGAGGAGATCCAGAGTCACCTGCATCGTATGGAACACCTCCTTACGATGTTAGCGACGTTCGCTGAAACTTACGAAGAGAGGCACAGAAAGATCATGGCAACGCTTTCGGACGTTCTCGCGCGGGTCACCGCGTTGGACCAGAAGGATACCGCGCTCGAGCAGCTTCTGAGCGCGACCATCCAGCACCTGTCGGACACCAGCGCGCAGCTGGCAAGCGTGCAGCAGCAGCTTCAGGCGCTGACTGACGCAGGAAGTGCGGAACCGGCACAGATTCAGGCGATCGTGGATCAGCTAGACAAGACCACCGCTGGTGTCGATGCGGCGCTGGCTGCGGCGACCTCAACGCCCACCCCCCCCCCCCCCCCCC